GGGGGGGGGAAGGGCGGCCGGCTGAGTGCCGGGTCTGGGGGGCGGCTGGATGGCTGGAGGGCCACCCGGCTGACCGCGGCCGGGCGCCTGCTGTTGCTGGGTGCCCGGTTGGCCGGGCTGTTGGCCGGGCTTGACGCCGGTCGGTCCCTGGCCGGCCGGCCCCAACGCCTCCTCGTACTTCTGGCGCTCGCGGGCCTCCAGGACTTCCTCCTGGATGGACGACCGCAGCTCGTCCTCGTGCTTGAGGCCAACGGCCGCCAGCTTCGTCTTCTTGGAAATCTTGACGCCGATGCGTTCGAGCGCCTCGTACGCGCCGATCAACTCGCGGTCGACGTAGGGGTCGAGCTTCTTGTCCCAGTCGAGCGTGGGGACGATGTACCTCGAATCGTCGTCGATCTCCTGGGCGGTCCGGCGGACGCGGACCCGGTGGGACAGCTCCGCCTGCGTGGGCTTGACGAACTCGTTGATCTCGGCGATCGGCCGGAAGAACTTGGGGTACAGCCAGGTCATCTCGAAGTAGCTGCGGAGGGCGAGGAGGCGCTGGAGGAAGACCTGGAGGCCCGTCACCGACGACGCGTACGTGACCTCGCCGTGCAGGAACGACTTGGACACGCCGAGCCCGACCAGCTTGATCCGCTCCAACACCTCCCACTCGCGCCCCACCGAGATGACCCGGTCGGTCGTGCCGAACGCCTCGAACTGGACGCCGAAGTGGTAGACGATCCAGGCAAGGGGGTCGAGTTCCGCCTGGGCGAGCAGTTCGAGGAGCCGCTTCTCGTGCTCGGCGCCCGGGATCCAGCCGGTCTGCGGGTTGCCGATCTTGGCGATCCGGAGGGGGCCGGCGTGCCGGCGGGCCGTCGCGATCGTCGCCGAGAAGACGGCGTCCTCCAGCATGAAGACGCGCCACAACCGCGACATGATCGACGTCCCGCGCGTCTCGTACGGGTGGAGCTTGCGCGGGATGAACGTGCAGTTGAGCGGGTCGAGCGGGAGGTTCTGACGGGACAGCAGACGGCCGAGCAGCTCGGGCGGGAGCTGGGCCTTGACCTTCTGGACGAGGGGGTCGCCCGACGACAGGAGGTCACGGAGCTTCTGGTCGGGGACCAGCTCGACGATCGGGTCCATCCGGATGAACGGGGCGTCGATCACCTCGATGTTGTCGGGGTTGTGGAGGGTGCAGTAGTCCCACATGCGCGCGTCGCCGTCGTACAGGAGGTGGGGGATGGCTTCCCCAACGACCAGGAACTCGCGGACGATGTAGGGGAGGAGGGGGAGGAGCTTGACCTTCTCGGTCATCCGCTCGTAGTGCTCCTTGACCTCGCCGTCGACCCCCTCGCCGGTCAACTGGAACGGCGACCACGGCATCTCGCTGTACATGTCGAGGCAATTGCCAACCACCGGATCCATCTTGTGGAACAGGCGCCAGTACCGGTTGGCGAGGATGCGGTGGACCGGGTACTGCTGGCGGTCCGGCGACGAGAACTCCGGCTGATATGGGGTCTGCTGGGAGACGAGGTTGCCGGCCCCGTAGTTCGTGCCGCCCGCGACCGTCTGGCCGAACCGACGGAACGGTGAAGGGGTCGCGCCGATCCGCCGGAAGTCATCTTCGAGCAGGCCGGCCCGCTGGGCGTCCGGGTTGCCCGAGACGATCTGGGGGAGCATCCCCTCGAACTTCCGGTTCATTGCCTCCATCTGGTCGGCGGTCAGGCCGTGGACCTCCTCCTGGCGGAACGGGTTGCGCGCGGCTTGCCGCCTGGGGTCTCCTGATCCGCCTGGGATGATGAGCGACATGGTTGGGCTCCCGATGCTACCTCATGGGGACGTGGAGGGACACGCCCCACATCCGCATGACCCGGCAGCCGTTGGGGCCGGGCAAGATGGTTGGACCACGGCCACCTGGGTGTGGCCGAACAGGTTGCAGAGGGGACCACACGAGGGGCATTGCAGGACGCTCGGCGCGTGGATCGCCTGGCAGCATGGACACCGCCAGCCGGTCGGAAGCGTCACGAACGCGAAAGTCGGCTCGACCGTCACGCTATGGCGGAAGCAGCGGCCCGAGATCCGCGCGCACTCCGGACAGAAGATGAAGACGTTGGCTTCCATCTCAGTACGGGGTCCCGTGCTTCTCCTGGTAGGACTTGAGGGTCTCCTCGGTCCCATCCATCTTCCAATCCATCAGGATGACGTGCCCGATCTCGTGGCCGAGCGCGCTCCTTTCGAGCGGCTCGACATGCCCGACCATCATCGACTCGCCCGACCCAGACGTCATCCCCATCCACTTGAACCCGGGCCGGATGTGCAAGGTGAACGGGGCAGACGCCCACCGGACCACGACATTCTGGAGGGCCCCCCGGATGATCTTGGGGTTGGCGGACTCGGTGAGCGCTGCCTTCTCCCACAGGACCACCACCCGTTCCGTCTCCTTCTCGACGAACACGCGGATCGGCGTCCACTCGGACTTCATGACGATGAGACCATGGCGCGTCACGTACGCGATGTCGCGGGCGAACGCGAGCCGACGACCCAGCAGTGCGGCATACACAAACGAGAACCCCAGGGCGGCAAGAGCCGCGATCACGACGCCGATCACCGCGTTACCGGGCGTAACCGCCGCCCACGCCGCCAACCCGGCTGACACAATCGCGGCCAACCCGAACGTCAAGAAGTCGATCAACCGAATGACCCGGAAACCCATCACGCCCTCCTACCGACCCTCGCGGCCTAACCGCTCGATTTGCTCGCGCTTGAGTCGAGCGGCTTCCTCGCGCCTCGCGAGGCACTGGGCGCCGAGCGGCTTGCCCTCGACCCGGGGTTCCTGCCGGCACATCATGCAGCGGTCCGCATCCATTCGCGCCTCCTTACTGGGTGTCTCGAATGACGGTCGATCCGTTGTAGGTGGCGGGCGTCCCGACCACCACGTCGGCGAAGTCGTTGCTGGAGTCGCCATCGATGAACAGCTCGATGCCGGTCCCGACCCCGAAACCGGCGGTCGGCCCCAGCACGACCAACGAGCCCCTCGTACAGCCGACCCCGATCGGGATGTCGCCCGTGGCCGTCACGTTTCGGAACGCGAGGTGCGCGTTCTGGTCGCAGAGGAGCGCGTACGCGGTGAACGGCCCCACCAGCTCGACCCCGTCGATTCCGACAGACGCGTGCGCCTTGCTGCGGAACGCATACGTCCCTGTGATCCCGGACACGAGAATGGGCGGGTCGTAAGGCTGGAAGACGAACAGGGAGGAGGCGCTGTCTTGCGCGACGACCGAGCTGGCCCCATACAGCGCCCCGCCCCCTAGCCACTCGAAGAACCCGTTGTACATGTAGAAGCCGCCGTCGTGCGCGACCACAGAGGTCGCGAACACGCCAGAGCCCGGTCGCATCGAGCTGGTGAACACGCTGACCTTGTCGAGCCAGACGCCCGCGTAGTACCGGGCGTCCCAGTCGTTCCCGGTGATCCCGTAGACCGGGTCGTCGACGACCGGAGCTTGCCCACCGAACGACAACTGCCCGGCCTCGATGATCATGCGGGCGGGCGTCCCGTGACGGACCCGGCAGGCCGTCATCAGGGTCGCGCCCCCCTTGATCTCTAGCCCGTAGAACACGTAGTCGGGGTTCGGGAAGGTGCCGGGCCACGGGCCGAACTGGATGTAGGCGAGGTCGAGTTGGGGCTGTCGGCTATCGATCGACGTGAACTGGCCACCCCCGTTGCTCCCGACCCACGGGAGGACCGCGCGGAACCCGTCGATCAAGACGGCGGGGACGACGACGTCGTACGTCATGGCCGCGACGGTCGGGAACGACAGCTCCGACGTGTACGTGAGGGTGTCGGCCGTGTTGCTCCGGATCTGCACGAGCGCCAGCTCGGTGCCGCCCGCCGTCTTGACCCGGCACCACTGGCCGGCCCACTGGTTGACGGTCCACGCCTGCGTGTTGTCCTGAAGGGTGTAGGTGGAGCCGGCCGTCACGGTGCCGGACTCCGTGACCGTCATGGCGGTGTCGTCCCCCATGAACACGACCCGGCGTCGGGGCGGGACAGGCGGGCGGAAGTCGGTCAGGCCAGTGTAGTGGCCGTTGGCGATGTGGACGACGATGTCGCGGTCGGGCGGACCTGCCCGCAGGAACGCCTCGACCCGGCTGCACGCATGCTGGACGGTCGCGACCGGCCTGGTCGATGTCCCATCATTCAGATCGCTGCCGGTCGCCCCGTTCACGTAGATCCGGTGGATTCCGTTCGCGTCCACTGGGAACTCGGCGTATGGCGGCGTCTCCTCTACGTCGACCGCGTGGCTCACGGTCGCGCCCGACCGCGAACCAACCAGCGGACTCCTAGCCAGCACATCCGCCCAGGTGTGGTCGTTGCCGTCGACCGCAATGCCCCCAAGCGTCCCGGAGAACGGAGACGCCATCGTCTCCTCCGAGATGTTGACGCGGCCCCCATCCCGGCAATCGATCCCCCACCGGCCGATCCCCCCCGGCCCAACCGTCACGAGGTCGAAGATGTTGATGATGGCGTTGTTGAACGACTGGATACCACTCCGCGAGACCGACTCCAGGATGGCGGAGAAGACCTCGACGATGCCATCTGAGTCCGCCGTGATGCACCCTTGGTGGTCGTCGCTGATTCGCATCGGGTGGGTGTAGAGCGGATAGATGCGAACGACCGCCCCCCAGGAGGCATTGATGTCACCGTTGTGGATGGCGCCTCCCACCTGGGCGAACCCGCCCTCCACCCAGCATCCGTGCGTCGTCGATCTGATCACGAAGGTGGCGGCCAGCGTGGACTGCTGGCTGTAGACCCCCATGTAGCCGCCTGCATTGACGATGAACCCACAGCCACACCCGTACTCGTTGAAGTTGAAAGGAGCGGGCAAACCGAAGAGCGGGTCCGCCTCTTCCCACGAGTAGACCCCCGACATCGCGACGTCGCCGGCCGCGATGTTCATGCCGAGTGCCGCGCCCCGCACAACGCACCCCTGGAACTGGGCGGGTCCGCCGGCAACTAGGACGACCGGCTCATACGGGTTGGAGATAGGGGCGTCCCGCTCGAACTCGATCCACCTGAAGATGACGCCGGCGCCCCCAACCCCCAGGGCTGCCCCGGAGAACGCGTTGAAGGATGTCGGTAGGTTCAGGCGCAAGGCAGGATGCAGGTCAGATGCGGGTGCGACCCTGGTGACAGGCCGGTAGACCGCGTACCGCCAGCCAACCATCGGGCTGCCCCCGAGGAACGGGATGGCCGGCTCCCATGCGGTCCCGTTGTGCCACCTGACCGTCGTCCACTGCTTGGTGCCGGCCTCGTCAGCCGGGTCCCACACGGCCGCCGGGTAACAGGACAGCTCTTGGGCGACCCCGAACGACGCGCCCGCATCCGTGATGAGGGTGGTGGAGGCGGCTGTCGTGGTCCCGCTCGCCAACACGGTCATGCCGGCCCGATCCCCTTCGATCACGACCCGGTGGGCCAGTCGAGGGACCGAGAAGGTGAGGGCCTCCGCGAAGGTGCCGGCACCCGCATGCAAGACGATGTCGCCGGTCGACCCATACAACAGCCACTCGATGACCCGATCGACCGCCAACTGGAGGGTTCGGTACGGAGCAGTCGACTCGCCCGTGCCGGTCGTGTCGTTGCCGGCCAGCGAGCAGTACACGTGGACGATGCCGGACCCGTCGGTGTCGCCGACCTGCGGGACGATCGAGTCGACCGCATCGCCGGGCTCCCGGATGGTCGTGATCGTCACAAGCCCCGAGTTGCGGAGCGCACGGATGTCGGCGTTGCGGTTCAGTTCGTCCAGCTCGATGGCGTCGCCGATGTCGATGACTTGCTGGGGCGTAAGGGACGCGCGGATGTAACGGGCACCCGGTCCCATGCCAGGCGTGATGGTGATGTCGATCGAGAGGGTCCGGTTCGACACGTTCCGAAGGAGAACTTTCATGAGCCGCCCTCTCGCTCGCGAAGCCGTCTGGCCGCCGCCAGGATGCCCAGTTCCCGCTCGGTGACAAGGTAGGCGTGCTCCTCATGGACGGAGCCCCGGTAGGCCGGGAGGCCCCGAAGCCACGCGGACGTCCACCCGGATGCCCCCATGCAGGTGTAACCGAGCGTCCAGACGATCGCGCCCGTGATGGGATGGCCATGCAGGACGAACACGACCCCCACCACGAACGAGGCAACCTGCCAGACCTCCCCCTGCTTAGTGTGGGTGTGCTCGTGGTGCTGGGAGGGTGACCACTCCTCCACCAAGTTGACCATGTCGCGATGGGGGCCGTAGAAGATGGCGTGGGGCGAGAGGGTCGTGCCGCCCCACGGCTTGAGGTTGCCCGACTGATCGCGCCGGAGGTACCAGCCCCCCAACCACTTGTCCTTCGAGACCGGCCACGACGCTCGCTTGAGCTGGCAGACGAGCGCGTCGTGCTCCCAGCGGAGTCCCTCGCCCCACAACGCCCAGATGATCAGGACGGCCAGCCACCCAAGTAGGTCGGCCGACAAGCTCGTGAGGTAGAGGGCGGCTCTCATCCGCAGGCTCCTACTTCTTCGTCCGTCTTCGTCCCACCCCACCAAGGCTCGACGCCTGCAAGGGCGAGACGGTCGCGCCACGCGGGCCCCGGGATCCATCCGGCCCGGTAGCGGAGCTTCTCGGCGAGCCGCCGGACCTTCGCGTGATCGCCGGCCGTACAGGCCGCCTCCAGCTTGGCGAGGATCTCGGCTCTACCGGCCATCCTGCTTCTCCCTTGCGGCCTGCCCCGCCAAGATGATCTTGGCCGTCTTCGTCACCCGGTAGGCCAAGACGAACTCGACGAACCGACCGAGGAACTCTTCCCCGTTCAGGTCGATCGCCGTGGCCAACATCTTCATGTACTCGTCGGCTTCCTTCTGATCCATCACAGCACCCCGAACGCCCGCAGCATCGACCGGACGGTCGCGAGGAAGGCGTAGTCCTTGTGGCGCTGGTCGGTGGGGAGTTCGTCGTACGGGCGGAAACAGGGGTGGGTCTTGGCCTCGGGGTCCTTGGTCGGCCCCCACTTCCAGCCCTCCGCCTCCTTCTGGGCCAACCAGCCCTCGTGCGACTGGGCGGGCGTCTGGGTTGGGTTGGCGATGACGGCCTTGACGCCGTTGCGCGCGGAGTCCCGCTGCCACTCGGGCGCGTCCTCCCAGGTCGGCTGCGAGAAGTCGCCGAGTGCCTCACAGTACCCACGGTTGCTCATGTGGGCAGCGGCCGCGATCAACTCGACCATGCTGGACCGGCTGTTGATGCGAAACAGGTTGCCAGGTGGCCCTTCCACTCCCCAGGCATCTCCGTACTCTTCCATCACCCACCGCCTTTCGCGCGCAGCATGTCGCCAAGCGTTGCCTTCAAGGGAGCGGCCTTGACGGGCAACGGGTTGGCCGGGCTCTTGGGGACTGACTCCTCGGGGGCCAGCGCACGGCCCATATCTTCGAGCTTGATGAGCATGATGCTCTTGAGGACGGTGGCGCGAGCCTCGACGAGAAGGCTGATGTACTCGTCGATCCGCATGCCCGGAATGAATGCGCGGGGCTGGAACTGGCCGTCCTGCTCGATCCCAACCCCAAACGAGAACCTGGTCCCGTCGCCCACCTGCGCGATCGATACCTGGATGGCGGAGACCGCCTTGCTGCCAGGATGAGCCGAGCCGCGGATCACCCCCGCCTGCGTCCACTGCTTCTTCTTGTCTTCCATCATGGACACTCGCACTGGACCAAGATGGTCCGTTCGGCCAACTCGTATACCGCATTCGCGATCCGGATGGAACCGAGGGCCGATACGACGACCAAGGCGCCAAGCAGGACGAACAGGATGTAGTCGACCCTCTGCATCGTCATGACCTTCACCTCGGGTACCGGACGTCCTCGACGGCCGGCGGACGGGCGATCCCCCGGTCGCCCTGCTGCTCGTCTACATCGGTCTGGACGTTCGGGTCGGACGAGCGGTTGTCGACCCCCTGGGCGAGCTGCCGCATCGACACCATCACGCCGAAGTCCTTGGGGTCGGGGGCGGCGTCTTCGTCGTGGGGGTCGAGCGGTTCACCGGCGCCCGGGTCCTCGAACGCGTCACCCGAGATGCCGATCCCCTGGGCCGACCGCCCCGCGCTCGCGTGCGGCTGAATCGTGACTCCGTCAGGCTGGTCGTCGAACACGCCCTCCCCGTCCCCCTTGGACAGCGGCGGGGCCGTCTCGTACGCGTCCGCCTCACCGGCGACGAGGTCACGCATCCCCTTGCCCGCATCGATGAAGCCGACCCGGTCGCTCCGGCATGCCGGGCACCGTTCCCAGCCGTCCACCATCTTGAACGCTTCCTTGGTCGCCATCGCCCCGCACGCCAGGCACTTGCCGACCGGCCCGAAGTAGTCGGACAGGTTGAGGCGGCCGGGCGTACGCACCCGACCCATGTGGAGGTCGGCATCCTCGAACTGGTTGTCCGACCCGTACGCCTGGTTGGCCTGCTCGTGGACCGAGGGGTTGAGGCCGCGCTCCCGGCCCGATGGCGTCCCGAGATCCGAGTCCTTCTCCAGGTCGTGGTGGGGGCGGCCGAGCGGGTGCTTCGCGATGTCCATCATGGAGACGGACGCCCACCGCTCGTCGACCAACTCGGAGCCCGACCACCCCATCTCGGCTTCGTGGTCGGGGAGGTCAAGGGCCGGGCAGTCGGGCTCGCCGCAGTATTCCTTGCAGGGCTCCGCCGCTTCCTTGCCGTCATCAAGGGGCAAGTCGGTGGTGTCGACGGGGGTGTTGTGATCGTAGAAGTAGGGGGGACCCTTACGCCGCCCCTTCGATTGGGTCCACCGCTCTACCCACCGGGCTGCCGCATCCGAGCACCCCTTGCAGAACGGGGTGTCCTGCGGGCCCGCCACGAAACCGCTGGCCGGGTTCCACGGCACCCCGCACTCGAAGCAGACCTCTTCGACGTTCTCCGTCCCACCCGTCCGCACCTCGTGGTCGAGGCCGAGGCCAAGCTGCTCCTCGGCGCCGGCCAGCTCGACCTGGAAGATGCGGCGGGCCTGGTCGACGGCCGGGTGACCGGCGCGCTTGCGCGCGATCGGCTTGAACCGGCCCTCGTCAAGGGGCCCAGGGTTCGACCCCGTCATCCCCCCTTCCCACACGAGCTTGTGGCCGAAGTCCGTGGGAGTGATCTGCACCTTCGTGTCCGTCAGGGTGTCGAGGTGGGTGGCCTGGAAGTCGGCGGCCGTCTCGTACGAGGGGCCGGGCAGGCGGGCAGGCGAGACCTGGTCGAAGATGGCGTAGAACTGCTTGGCGTCCATCTCGGGCTGAAGGGCCCGGTCCTTGACGAACTCGCCCCACGCGCGTGTCCGCTCCAACCCCCGCGCCTTGTAGTCGGCGGCGAGATCCTCGGGGTCGACGGTCAGGCGATTGACCTGTCCGCGCTTGCGAGCGTCCTCGACGAACGGGTAGTCGTGGTCGGCACACGCGGGGCAATGGCCCGGCACCACCGCGTCGGCCTGGTCGAAGGTCTTGCCGCAATCCTGGCAGATGACCTGGCCGGGCTGGAACTGGGCGGACCGGCCGCGCACCCCTTCCTTCGGATGCGTTTGCCGCAAGAAGTCCATCTCGTGGTCGGAGCGGTCTTCGATCTCAGATCGCTGCCAACGGAAGACCAGTTCGTCCGCCACCATCCATACGGCCTCACCCGCCCCATACGCCCGAGAGATTCGATCGCGCATCTTGTCGACGAACGCAGCCGGCACACCCGCATGAATCGCCGCCATCGAGACTTCATGGGTCCAGATGTGGGATGGCATCGTCTCGTTGGTCGCGTTCGACGCCTGCCCGTAGTCCCGCTGGGCGAGCGTCCTGACGCCCGGGAACTCGTGCTCCGTGTGGGCCTCTTCGTTCGAGATGCCGTCCCCCTGGCCGCCCGGATCCCACGGGGCGAACGCGGGGGCGTCCTGCCCGTCCATTCCTGCGCCCGCCGCTTCCCCGGCGCCCCCGGGCGACGCCCAGGGCTCGGGGTGGAGAGCGAGCCCGTCCGCCTCGCCGTGCGGGTCGGTCACGACGTCCTGGACGGCCTGGCGGCCCCCGGTCCTGACCTGCACGCCATGCTCGACGAGCGCGGCGGCGAACGGGTACTGGTCCGTCTCCTCCAGCTCGTCGTGGAGGATCTGGTAGTCCTCCTGGTCGAGCAGGTGGTCCGTGCCCGCCATCGCCTTGGCCCGCTCGATCGCCTGGCTGAGGTCGAGGGCGGCGCTCCTGACGCCGTCGCTGAGGGGTTCGGGCGCGATGGCCAGCTCGGCGACGAATGCGGTCCGCTCGATGAGGGTGACGGGCTCTTGCCGGCCGACCCGCTGGACCAGCAGGCGACCCGCATCCGTCTCGCCAACCACCTGGACGTGGACGGGGGTGCCGCCCACGTCCGCCACACCAACCAAGCCGAGCAGCCTATCCATCGCGTCCTCCTACCACCTCTTCATCCGGATGATGCCCCGCTCAGCGAACTGATGGGGACCGCTCGCCTGGCCGTCCGGCGTGATGAACGTGTCGCCCTTCGTGTATCCCGGCATGCCGCCCCGCTTCGACTGGAATGACCCGGCGGGACGGCCGGGCGACTGGACCGCCCAGCCCGACATCGTGTGGGCGATGCCACCCCCGCCCCACTGCTCGCCCCCCATCTGCTCGCGGCGGAGCCGATCCTTTTGGCCCGTCTTGGCAGGGTCGTCGGCGAACGCCTGGTGGATCATCCGATGGACCCCGACGATCACCTGGGCGACGTCGTCGGAATCGTACCCCCGCTTCTTCCCCTTCATCGGGTTGAACACCTTCTTGAGCGATTCGTCCCGCGACAGCTTGACCAGCTCGTAGATCCCGACCCCCGCGGCCGACATTTCGATCGGCGTCCGGTTCATGACGAGTTGGCCCGTTTGCGTGAACTCCAGCTCGTAGCGGCCATCCGACAGGCGGGCGGGCGGGAGGAGCTTGACTTTGCCCCCGTAACACTCCGACTTGAACGCGACGAAGTCTTTGGCGACGATGCTGGCTTGTTCGGACTGGACGCCGAACGCCCGGATGTCCTGGATGAGCGCCTCGGACTGCCAGCGGTCGAAGCAGACCTGGGTGAGGCGGAAGCAGTCCTTGATCCGCTCGACCATCTTGACGACCGAGTCGAACCAAACCGTCCTCTTGGGCCGCTCGGTCGGGAGGATGCGGGCGATCCAGTCGTACACGACGACCAGGATGCGGCGCGGCCGCCCCTTCGCCTCCTGGTCGTTCGGGTCGGGCGCGATCTCCACCCACGCGGGATGCGCCATCGCCCCCGCAAACGAGTCGAACGAAGCGCCCGCGTCGAAGCAGACGAACCGGGGCATCTCGGGCGAGATGATCGAGTCCTCGAACTCGATGCCGATGTACTGGCGGCCCAGCGCATCCTCCGGGTAGATCGTGCGGAACAGCGTGGTAGGCGACAGGGACGGCTCGATCGACTTGGCGAACCGGGGGACGTCCTCGATGAGGGGGGTCTCCGTGAGAGGCGGGTTGGCCCCGAAATCGCGCTCGGCCTGGATGGGGTCCTCGGCGTACTCCTCGGCGAACGCTTCCCGGGGCATGAAGGGGTTGAACTCCCAGGTGGCCAGGTGGAGGGCGAGCATGCGGTCGAGGACGTCCTGCTTGGACAGGAGCGACATCATCTTGTCGTCGCCGGACATGGGCGAAGAGGTCGCGATCTTCATGCCGAACAGGTAGGGAGGGAAGGCGCCGGCCGAGAGCGATGCAGCCCGCCGGATCGTCTTGAGCGACATGGACAAGACCCGCCAGACCTCGTCGGCCCCCCGCTTCGACTCGGTGAGATCGAACCGGGCCAACTCGTCGACGAAGGCGGCCAAGCGGGTCGCGCCTGCCATACCGCCCGAGTTGCTCGTCAGGCTGTCGAGTTCGACGCGGATGAGGCCGTTGCGGATGGCCGTCTTGCCTTCCTCGCTGTACTCCCAGCGCTTGAGCCCGATGCGCGGTTGGGCGGCCTCCAGCTCCTTGACCCGCTTGACGTACCGGCGGATCCAGGGGCCACGCTCCCGGAAATTCGTGTACCAGTCCCAGATCGTTTTCTCAGCCTGCTTGCCCGTTGACGCGACGAACGCGATGTCGAACCGGGTGCCGGGCGCCTGGCCGAGCTGACGGGCGAGGCGGTCACGGTCGAACTGGGCGATCGAGTAGACGACGTGCTCCAGGTAGGTGGCCAGCACACCAGCCGTCGCCGACTTGCCCGCGCGAGCCCCCACGCACACGATCGCCGTGTTGTAGTCGTAGAGGAGGCCGTCCCGCACGAACTCGTCGCGCGTCCCCCGGCACTTCGGGCAGACGTCCCCGTTGATGTCGGCCGACCACTCCAGCAACACCTCCCCCTCCAGCTCCATGCGCGTCTTCCCCCAGCAGCGACCTGGACCCTCCGAGTCCTTGTCGAACGGGTTGCAGATGGGGCAGCGGAGCTGGGCGATGTCGCGGAGGAACTGGTACTGGCCCCAGTGACCGAACGCCAACGAGAAGTCGAGGAACCGGGGATCCGTCGTCCACTCGATCAAGTTGGCGGCCCGGGGGAGGTCGTAGACAGGTGGGTCGGCGGGTAGCTCGCGGCCACCACGCGCCAGGAAGGCGAGCGACCCCTGAAGGTCGATCGCTTCCTTCTTCTTGGCCGACCCCGCCATCACTCCCTCCGGAACACGTCGACCGTGATGGTCATGGGGTTGCCCGAGTCATCGCGGACCTCTTGGCCGGCCAGCTCGCCGTGCTCCTCGATCGCCTCCTTGTCGTAGTTCATGTCGACCACGGCGGTGACGCGCCGGTAGCCCTTCTGCGCGACCATCTCGAATCGGACGAGCCCGCCGACCTGCACGCCGTCGACGAACACGGCTGTCCCGGCGAGCGTCCCATCCGAGACGACTTGGAGGGACTTGGCCTTCATGCAGAGGCGGTCGGGTCGCTTGCGGCGATCGACCGAGGCGGCCGGCCCCTTCATGGTCGGATCGGGGGCGGTCTGGTAGCCGTCCTGTCCGAACTTCAGCTCGACGCGATCGTCCATCACGCCCCCTTGAGTCGGTACTTGTCGGTCACGATCTGCTGGGTGGTGTCGCGCAACTGATTGAGCTGCTTGGCCATCGCGGCCGACAGGCGGGCGTGCATCCACTCGCCCATGTCGGCGGCCGACACCTCTTTGGTGGCCGCCTCTTCCAAGATGGCGGCCAGCTCGGTGCCGAGCGCCAGGGCGAGCCCGTGGGTGAAGTGGTCGATGCCCTCTCGGAGGACCGCGATGACGAAGTCCTTGCCGTTGACGTAGCGGTCGAGGGTCGAGGTGATGGCGGTGATCGATTGCGTGGCCGTCGAAAAGCGGCCGAACGCCGACTTGATAGCCAGCGGGCTACCGTGGGCGCGACGCCCCCCGTCCTCCGCCTCGTCGCTGTAGAGGTCTTGGTTGTCGGGCGAGTCGATCTCCTGGTAGGCGCGGTCGGCGATCTTCTGCCAGCGGGCGAGGTTCTGCTGGAGGGCCTGGATGTTCTCCCGCTTGAACGCGAGGACGTGAGCGAGGACGTCGTCCGGTTGCGCGGGGGCGGCTGCCCCCGAGTTGCGCGACTCGTGCTCGGCCTGCACGGCATGCAGGAAGGCGGCGTCGCCGGGGACGTGCCGCTGGAAGTGGGCGGTGAAGGACGAGTGGGCGATCGGCTTGATGTCGAGCCGGTTGGCCGCGATGTAGCCGTTCACCTCCTCCATGATGGCCGAGTAGGGGAGGCGGTCGCGGAAGTGCCGCTCATGGATCAACTCGACCAGCTTGGGGTGCGACTTGGTCAGTCGACAGAGATGGCACCGGTACTCCCAGATGCCCGACACGCCCGACTTCTTGGGGGCGGCGACAGAAGAGGCGGCTGGCACCTTCTGGTCGTCTTCGGCTTGCATGCCCCGTCGTTCCATCACGTACTCCTCAGTGGCGCCGGGTGATCTGCCGGCGCATCGCTTCGATCTGACCAAGTTGGTCGGAGGTGGCGAGCACGATGCCCGCCTCCGACTCGATGCGGTTCCGCTGGTACTCGTCGTAGAACGCCTTCCACGAGTCCTGGTGGACCTTGGCGGCCTGGGGGCCTGCCAGGTAGTACCTCGTTGGCTTGACGAACAGGACGTCCACCCAGTCGACCACGCTGGTCGGGTACGAGTTGAACACCTTCTCGACCTGGTTGGGGCCCAACTGCTTCATCCCCTGGATGACGCGGATGGGCTGCATGACGCCCAGGAACCCGTTCTCCTCGAACAGGGGAGTCGGGTCGTGGGGGGCGACCGGCTGACAGTAACCGATGAACGTGGCGGACTGGTCCTCCAGGATGAAGAGGAGGGAGCCTTCCGGAACGGCCAGGGGGTTGAGGACGTCGTTCATTGCTCACCATCGAGGTCGAGGAGACCCTTGTCGCGGGCGGCCTGCATGACGGCGTCGGCGAGGTCGGGATACTTCTGGTGGACGGCCAACATGGCGTCGATGTCGTCGTAGCCCTCCTGCTTGAGGGCTTCGACTTCACGAACGACCTGGTCGACGGTCGCGCGAGCAATGCGGTCGAGGTCGACTGAGTAGCACGCGGGGCACGCGACCGTCGTGGGGCCGTCAACGATCTCCGCCGACACCAGCCGGTTGACCGGGTGGGTGGCGCCACACTTCCGGCACCGGAACTCCCGGCCATCCGGCGGGTACTCAATGACGTCGGCGCGCCTGCCCGACCGCTTCAAGGTTTCGCGCGGCACCACGACCTTGCGGCCATCCACCTCGACCTCGAAGGAGGTACCGTCCTCGAAGACGTCCCGGATGACCCGGCCGGACGCACCCGACTCGACCAGGTAGGAGGGGCCGCCACGGGTCCGCTCGCGGAACGACCGCGAGAACGTGACGGCCTGGCCGGCCAAGAAGTCGTCTTCCCGGCGCGACCGGTTGTGCTCGGCGGGCATGCCGTCGCCTTCGCGGGCGCCCGACCGCGGCCCATACGTCCCCTTGCCGGTCGTCACGTACCTCGGGCTCGACGGGCTCGGCGCCCCGCACAGCTCGCAGTCACCATCCTGCCCGGCGTACCCATCGCACTCCAGGTGGTAGTAGCGGGCCCGCTTGGTATCGGCATCGAAGATCCACTGCCACCGGCCCGTCGGCGTCTGGAGGACGTCCTCGCCTGGCATCGGCCACGAACCACCCGCCTGTGCTTGCTTGGCCATGGGCGCCCCGCACGCCGCGCACACGAGGCCGTCCGTCCCGACCTCGAACGCGCTCGACCCGCACGCACATGTCACGTTCGGCTCCATGACGAGTTGATCGATGTCGTCGGGGACGTCGTCATCGTCGGGCGCGGCAGCCGGCTCTGGGTGCCGGATGTCGATCTCGTCGTTCACGCACTCGGGACAGAGGCGGAGGTCCGAACCCGACAGAGGCCACTCCCCCTTCTCCCCGCACGACTCGCACTCGACCTGCCTCGCCTCCTGCTCGCGGACCCGCTCGTAATACTGCTGCCACGCCTCGTTGGTCCCGTACATGGGATCGGGCTTGGGGATCGAGCTGGACTGTGCCCCCTTGAACAACTCGCCGTCTTCCCCCCGGAGCTGCTCGCCACACGAGCACACCCCATCGGCCGGAACGGTCGAGCCACTCTCCTCCCCGTCCCACCAGTAGACCTTCTGGCAAGCCGGACACTTGAAATCGTAGTCGGGGTTGAACTCGGGGTCGGGGCTCCACGCCTCGACGTGCCGGAGGGTCTCTTGGTCCCGGTCGACCGACAGCTTCGATTCGGGGACGACATCGGTATGGCCATCGAGCCACTCGACCCGGTAGCTCCCGTCCCACGCGCCGTTCCCGGTAGGCTCATGGACCTGCTCCAGCACGCGAGCGGGATCGCCCGACACCTTCACGCGGGCGCCCGGCTCGTACCGCTGGGCCGTCCTACTGGCGTCCTTGTGTCCAGGCTGGTACCCCTTCGACTTCAGGATGTCTTCGATCGTCTCGATGAACTCGGCGGCCTGCGGGTCCTTCATGCGCTGCCACTCGGACAGCACCAACACCAACTGCTCGACCGGCATGGCTTCCAGGAGGGCGATCTCGTCCTCCTCGTAGCCCCCGGCCGTCCGGATCTTCGGGTCGCCCAACGACGACTGCCCGGTGCGCGGCCGAACGTCATCCCAGTCGGGCGCGTCCTCGAAGCCGGGGGCGTCGCTGGCCGGGTACTTAGTGTCTGGCGACCATTGCTTGATGTCTTCGTTCCGGACGAACTCGCCGCACCGCGGGCAGTCCTTGCCGTCCGGCCGCCGACCCCCTTCCAACCAGCCACCGCACTGTGGACACGCGGGTTCGTCCCGGTCGGACCGCTGGGCCTGCATGCCCCACCCGATCTCGGGCGACTGGCACGCGGGGCACGCGGGCGGCTCACCGAACTCCGGCTCGGCCGCCATGTAGCCGCACACCTTGCAGCGGCCCTGGACATCCCCGCGAGCCATCCGGGCGGCCAACAGGCTGGCCTGCCCCTCGACGGCCGCCCGACCCGCATCCGTGATCGTCACAGTCTTGCCCGCAACCTCGACGAGCCCCTGGTCGACCAACGGCTGGAGGTACTCGGGACCGATCGCCTCACCAGGTCCCCGCGGTGTCCACGGACCGAACTGGACGAGCTGCTGGAGGATGTGGATGGTCTGCTCGTCGAGCTGGGACTGGGCCGTCTTGCCCGCCTTCTTCTGCACGCGATCGAGCGGAACGGCCACGTTCCTGTCGCCGTCGATGAAGTCGACCTTGCAGTGGGGGAACATGTAGGAGGACGACCCATCCGGGTAGCACTCCTTGACGACAGCTTCGTCGCCGTCGACCGTCACGCGGTCACCCAGGCGGAACGGCTTCTCCCGGTAGGGCTTCTCCTGGGCGGTCCGCCGTCCCGCCACGCTGTAGAGCCCGCGAGAGTAGCGGTCCTGGATCTTGAACGCCTCGTCGAGGTCGACGAACGCGTCGTACCCCTCGCGGTCGAGGGGAGGGGCGAACATGCCGCCCCGTGGGTCGACCTTCTGCTTGAACGTCCCCTGGCGGACGACCTCGTCGACGAGCGACTGGGAGATGATGCGGGGGACGCCATCGACGATCATGACGGACGGTTCGAGCAGCTCGCCCCGCCGGACGACCACGGGGACGTCCACTTCCCTCCGGCACCCCGTCAGCGTGACGATCTGGGCCGACAGAATGACGTGGGCGTCCGCCTCGATGGCGGGCGTCTGCTCGTCGCGGGTGGCCGTCCGGATGCCCCGGTAGACGAGGGTCGGGATGATGGGCCACGTGAATTGGCCAAGGAATTCGTTGGCCAGCTTGATGGCGGCGGTCGGAAGACGTCGGCGGTCGAGAGGGCCGTCCTCGCTGTCGTTGCCCGGAAGCGTTGGAGACGTGGCGAACGCGCCTGCAAAGCGCTGGATGCGGGCGAGCCGGCGGCGTGCCCGGGCTTCCGGGCCGAACGGGTTCTGGGCGGTCATGGCTGGACCTCTCGGGTATGAGGGTAGCGGAAACGAGGGAAAAGGGTCAGGCAGGAATCAGGACAGCGGGCTAGACGCCGACGCCGTCCGGGAAGCTCGGGTCGCCCGAGAACTGCGCGGCCCACGTCGGCTCGTGGCGGAAGAACGCTTCCGGCGACGGGTACGTGCCGAACAGGATCTCGACCTGGTCGGCGGCGCACCCATACACCGCCGCCAACTTGGTGTGCAGGGTGCTCGCCTCCTGCTCGCGGCTCGTGTCGAACGAGCGCAAGAGAAAGACGCGATCCTCCTTGATGCTGCGGGCTCCGACGAACAGCATGGCCAGCTCCTTTCACAACCAGCATACCACAACGCTTGCATGTGTCAAGCGTTTTCACGCCAGCATCCCTTCCGGGAAGCAGTGCCGCATGACCCGGAGGGCCTCGGGGCACTGGAGGGGAGGCTTGGGCTGTCCACCCTGGTCGAGGGCGGCCAGGTAGTCGGAGACGCTCTCGGCGTACGCGTTGATCTCCTGGTTCTTGGCGATCCCCTTGGGCGCCTTGTAAATCTTGTTGTGCGCCCAGTCGGCCCACACGGTCTGACGGGTCGTGCGGAGCTGGACCTCGACCAGCTTGCCCTGGAGGCGGACGGCCAGGTGGATGGCCCGGTAGCCCCCGGGCCGCGCGGTCGTCGACATGTCCTCCCACTCGACGATCCCGTCCTCCGTGGACGTCTCGACCGTGTCGACGGCCTTGCCCTCCGCGTCCTTGCAGGTCGGGCACTTCCCCGTGTTGCCCGGGAGATCCTGGTTGCACACCGGGCACTGCTTCTTGCCGACCTTCGGCAGCTTGCCGAGCAACCGGTCGTACGCGGCCTTCTCCTCCTCGACCGTCCCGTACGACATCCGGGTGCCCGCGTTGTCCCAGAGGTCTTCCGGGACCTTGCCCTTCTGCCTGATGACCAGCTTCTCCCACACGGAGTCGGGCGACTTGAGCCGGCCGATCACCTCCCCGCCGTCCGCCAACTCGCTCAGCATGTCGGCGACCGCCTCGAACGCGGGCACATAGCTGTCGACCGCCTGCTTGATGGCGACCAGCTCGTCGGCGGAGGGCTTGCGCGACTCGGCCACGAGGGGCCAGTCGTGCCCCCCGTACTCCTCGGCCAGCCGCTTGATCCGCTCCTCGATCGGCCCTTCCGTCCACTGGGCGAAGATGGCGGCCAGCTCGCTGCCGATCGGCGCCTTCTCGGCGGGGGGCTCGTGGACCGGCTCGGCCGGTGTGAACTGGCGGTCGCGCGCGGGGTCGCCCGGCTTCTTCGTCATCTTCTTGGTCGTGTTGGGGTATTTCTCCAGGTACTTCTTCTGCTCCTCGTAGGACTTGTCCTCCCACCAGTCCGCCGTGATGCCGAGGGCGGCGAGTAGTTCGATCGACTCGCCGGGGACGTGCGGGATGCCGATCGCGGCAAGCAAGCGGGACGCCTTGTCCATGAGGTCGCGCTGTTCGACCCCCTCGAACGAGTTGGCCGCCTCGACCAGGGCGGCGGCGTCCATGTCGACCTTCTGGACCTTCATCTTGGTGTCGGGGTCGAGGACGAGCATGGCGGCCCAGCGGTGGTGGCCGTCCAGCACGAAGCCGTCCCGCGAGATGATGAAGGGGGTGTCGGCGGGGTTGTACTCCCTCTTCCCGATCGCCTCGACCATCCCGCGGACCTTGTCGGCGTTGATCTCCGCCTGCGTAGCCTTGATGTTGCCGACGTGCTCGACGCCGTCCTCGACCTTGACGCCCTTCCCCTTGAGGTCGGCGAGGAAGCGGCGGCCGACCTCGGGGTCGAGCTGGGGCATCTTGGCGCGCGGGATGCCGAGGTTCTGTTCGCAGACGGGCGGCGACAGCTTGCAGAGGTCGGCGGACTGCTGGATGCCGGCCCGCAGCTTGTCGGCGATCTCCTGGGCGTTCGACCCGTCGACGGTCAGGTGGTACTCGTCGAGCGAGGCGCCTTCCGGGAGGGGGTCGATGGCGATCTCCTCGCCGGGGCCTGGGCGGCCCTTCGGCGGCGGAGCCTGCGGGGCCATCTTCTTGGGCGCGTCATCGGGCGGCCCCTGCTTGATCAACTCCTGGACCTTGGCGTCGTCGCCGTCCTGCCGGGCCTTCCAGATGTCCGCGTGCCACTGGATATCGGGGGCGGTTGGCTCGGCGGCCGGCTTGCCCTGCCCGATCTCCTTGATGGTGTTGTAGCGGGCCGCCCCCGACATCGAGTCCCACGTGTCGTCGTCGATGTGGTGGTCGGTGAGGGTCGAGCGGGTCGCGTCGTCGAGCCCCTCCCACTTGGGGTGGTCGACCCAATCGGCCGGCTTGGCCGGCGGGGTGTAGCGCGGGCGCTTCGGCTTGTCGGTCTTGGGGCCCTTCTGCTTGTCGCGCAGCTCCTTGGCCTTCTCGGACTTGGGGTGGTCCTTGAGGTACTGCGCCTGCCCGGCTTCCCCGAGGTCCGACCACCAGTCGGCCGTGATGCCGAGGGCCGCCAACGTCTTGTGCTCGCGGGTGTGCTCGGCGTGGTCGATGACTTCGAGGTTCTCGGGGCGGTTGTCCTTCTTGTCCTCGTTCTTGTGGTGGACGTCCTCGGTCGACTTGAGCGGGCGGTCGAGCGCCTCTTCCATGACGCGCCGGTGCTCCCGGACGCCATCGCTGCCCCGCTCCCAGCCCCGCTCATCTTCGTAGGCGCGCCGGAGGCTGGCGGCCACCGGTGACGGGACCGACAGGCCCTCGCCGCCCCCCTCCCCATCCCCCTCTTCCTCGTCGCCGCCCGACTGCTTGTCGAGCAGATCCTTGTCGAGGTAGATGGCGGCCTGGGGGTGGTCCTTGAAGGCGACGCCGATCATGTAGCCCTGCACGCCGACCACTTCACCGACGTCGCCCTGACGAAGGCCCAGCATCGTCTCCTTGAGGGTCACGTCATCGCCGACCTTGAAGTCGGCATCGTCCTCGTCCTTCTCCTCGCCCTCGCCCCCATCGAACTGGGCCGTCACCCCAATCCACCGGAGGAACTCGGCCTCCGTGTCGGCGGTCAGGGGGACGACACGCGTCGGGCAGATGAAGTCGTCGTCGCCGATGCCCACATGCTTCCCGTCGAACCCGTCCGGCTTCTTGCCGGTGATCGCCTCGTAATTCCGCCAGCCAGCCGCGATCAACTCGGTCAGGTTGTCGCGGTCCCAGTCGCCGATGTCCTCGGAGGTCATGCGGGCGACGGACGCTTTCGCGCGCTCCTGGTACTCATCGTTCCACGGGACCGCCTCGTATTTGATCCCGAGCGATGCGAGCGTCTTGTCCATCCGGTCCTCCGGGATCCCTTCGAGCAAGCGGGTCAGGCCATCATCATCCGCCTGACCAAATTGGTCGGCCTCTTCTGCCATCATCGCAACCAACTCGTCAACGAACCCACCCACCTCGCCCGCCTGGGCACGCCTGGCGAAACGGGCGGCCTTGGTGACCGCCTTGGCGGATGCTTCGAGGGCCCAGTGGGCCGCGAGCGCCCCGGCCGTCAGGTGGGCGAGCCCCCCGATCGCCAACGACCCCACCACCGCGCTGGCAACCTGGCGGGCGACGTGACCGATCGCTTCCTTGTCGTGCTGGTCGAGTGGCTCGCCCCTCGACAGCTTGGCGATCGACCCACCAGCCCGCCGGGCCAGTTCGACGTCGTGCTTGATGAACTGGACGGCCGCCCGACCCTTCCGGCGGAGCGTCTCGCTGGCCTGCCGGCCGACCTCCGCGCGGTAACCGGGGTCGTCGAACAGGCGGCGGGCATCGGCAGGCAACCGCTTGGCCCGCTCGGCGAGCTGGCCGCCCGCTTCTGTCAGGCGGGACAAGAACCCGGGACCCGCGGGTTTCGGTTGGTCGGCGGCGGGCGACAAGCGAGGGGTCGGGGCTTTCCGGTCGGACGCTCCGAACAGCACCTCGTCGAGCTGGACCTCCATGCCGTGGGCGACTCCATCGAGCCAATCGGCCGCCCCGTCGACCACCCGCTTGAGCCGCTGGATAGGTCCGCCAGCGGCCTCCCCGAGCAGCGCGAACAACCCCTTGCCGAGGTTTCGCAGACGGCTCGCGAGGCCGCCAGCGGCCTGTTGAAGGGCTCGTCCAGGCGCTCCTGCCAGCCGCCTGACTTCCGCACCGACTTGGCGGATGCCCTGTACTCCTTGATCGAGGGCTTCCCGGGCGTTGCCTTCGAGGCGGTCGGCGAACTCGCGGACGTCCCCGAGGGCTTCGTCGAGGTTGCGCTCCAGCCCATCCGCCAACCTGGTGGCTTGCCCGACGAGCCCGCCCGACGCCGGCTCCTTGGGTGGGGCGGGGGGTTCGGGGGCATCCTTCTCGGATGGGGCTTGGTCGTCCCAGAGGACGGTGTCCTTCGAGGTCGGCCACGGCTCCTGGCTCATCGACGGGGGCGCGGTCTTGGGGGGCGCGGTCTTGGCCGGAGCCTGAATGGGCGGCTTCTTGAGCTTGCGCGGCTTCTTGGCCGGCCCGCCCTGCGGGGCCTGCGTGGGCTCACCCGGACCCTGCTTGGTCGGCTGCCGCTTGGACCGCGGGTGGTCCTTCTTGTACTTCGCCTGCTCGGCGGGCGACATGTCGTCGAACCAGTCGGCTGTGACGCCAAGGCTCGCCAGCAGGGTGTTCTTGTCGGCCATGTCGCGGCACCAACAGCACGGGCAGGCCCGATGCCCAACGTTCGGACACCCCTGGTACTTGAGGAGGGCGAACAGGGCGTCCCCCTCGATGTCGACGGGGGCGTGTTCCTGGCCGCACGTCCCGCAAGCTGGCCAGAACCCTGGCGGCGGAGGCGGCGGGGTGTGGTCGGCCTTGGGGGTTGGAGGGAGGGGCTTGAACGCGGGCGGGGCGGGGCCGTCCTCAGCGAACGGGGTGTGGACCGGGCACCAATCGGCCTCCTCGCACTGGCGGCACACGTCCTGCCCACGGGTCGGGCCCGCCTGGAGGGATGCGTCCCGGTAGATCCGCTGGAGCACCTGGAGGGCCTGCTCGCGGGTCAGCTCGGGGGACAGGCGCTCGACCTCCTTGAGCCACTTGCCGCACTTCTCGCACGTCTCCCCGCCCGCCAGGCTCGGCCGGCCGCACACGAAGCAAGGCTCTTGTGGCCAGCCGACCAGCATGACCCCGCACGACGGGCACGTCTGGGTCCGGCGGCGGAGGGAGACGCCGCACTCCGGGCACGACAGGGCTCGCTGCCCCTCGACCGTCCGACCCATGTGGGCGTCGACCCGGTAGTCCTCGGCCTGCCGGACGTAGAAGTTGAGGTCGGTCCGGCGAATGGCATCGAACAAGGCGGCGGAGTCGATCGGCCCCGATGTACTGGCCGGCCCCCCGTGGAACCCGTACGTCCACCCCCTATCCTTCGGCCGGACGATCATGCCGTTGACGGCCTCCCGGTTGGCCGACGTCTTCGTCATCCTCGCGACGAACACGGCGATGAAGTCGAAGCGGTCGAGTTGGCGGGCGGCCTGGTAGATGTCCCACGAGGACGCGTGGACCTGACCGGCGAGGTCAGCGCTGGCGGTCCGGTACTCGTACCAGCACGCGTCGCAGCGCCGCTTCTTCGGAGCGGGCGGGGCGTTCGGCTTGACCGACGGGTCCGTCACACGGGTGATGCCGTACTGGTATGCCTCGAAGTCGTGCATCCGGTCCCCCGTGTGGCCGCACGACATGACCCGACGCCAGATGTTGTCGCCCTCCTGGAACACCCAGTCGACCGGGGTAACGAGGGGGCGGGGATCCTTCCCGCACGACGAGCAAACGTCCGCGCGACCGTAGCCGGCCTGCTCCAGCGTCGCGCCGGGTCCGCAGTTCCGACATGTCCCGGCCGTCAAGCCCAACATCGCCAGCACCGCCTTCTTCAGCAGACCCGTTTCCTTGAACCGCTCCACCATCTTCTCGAAGGGGTCGCGGACCCGCTCGAACTCGTCGTCGTCGAGGTAGACGGACGACTGCGTCTTGCTCGACCCCCAGAAGTCCCGGTAGTGCCGGTCCTCCCCCGAGTAGGACCGCTTCGTCAGGAATGGGTTGACCTTCCCCGCTTCCTTGAGCTTCCACCAGACGTACTGCTCGAACACGCGGGCGAACATCTCGCAGGGCCGCTGCCAGTAGACGGCCGTTCCGTACTCGACCATCTCGCGGTCCCGCACCTTCGCGCGCCGGTAGAAGTCGGAGTCGGCCAGGACGGCCAAGACGGCTGCCGCCTCCCGCTTGCCCGACCCGTCGTCCTCCCCGTCGGCCAGCCGCTTGAGCGCCTCGACGTCCAGGTCGGGGGCGGCGTGCTTCTTTTCGTACTCGGTCTGCTCCTTGTAGACGGCCGCGTCCCCCAGGATGGATGTCTCGGGCGTCATCCAGTCGCCCGCCTCTTTGCCGGACGTCTCGTTGAACCCCATGAAGTCGAGGGCGTGGCCAAGCTCGTGGGCGATCGAGTCGGCGTGAGCGGCCGCGATGATGACCTCTTGGGTGTCGGGGCGGTACTGGCCGGCCGCCCCCGACGTGATCCCCTTGACCTCTCGGCCGGGCTCGACCCGGATGGACAGCCGACCCAGGCCAGCCAACTTGAAGCCCAGGGCGGCGGCGAGGTCTTCGAGGGCGTTGGCAATGCCGGCCCGGTAGTAGCCGGCGACCTTGTCGGGCATGTCGCCCAGATCGATCGCCTTGAGATCGTAGGCGCCCGCGACCTCCTCGGTGGTCGTGTGCTTGGGCGCCCGCCTGGAAACATCCTCCAGCTTGATCTTGCGGGCGGCCGCGACCTCCTCGCGGAGTTGCTCGGGCCCGCCCCCGCCCTTGAGCACGAGGATGCGCTCATGGATCGCGTTCTTCACGCGGGCGGCCACATCGCTGCCGAGCCGCCGGGCGTTCGCCTCGACGTACCGGAGGAGCGCCTTGCCCCCCTTCGGCGTCTTGACGACCGCGGCCATTTCGATCGCTTCCCCGAGGATCTTGCGGTCCTCCTCGGAAGCGGCCATGTAGCCGACCCGCAGGTCGTTGAGGATCTCGTCGAACACGACCGCCTGACCGGCCTCGACGACCGCGTCGCTCTGGCCATCCTGCTCGACCGTCTCCTTGGAGAACCGGAGGTAGGCGTCGCCGATCGGCATGCCGAGCCGCTCGCGCAAGTCGTCGACCTCGGGGGTGAGGCGCTCGACGTCCGCGCGGGCCTCTTCGAGCCGCTTGCGATGGTATTCGAGCCGCTCGACCCGGTCGTCCCGGAGGGCCGAGTCCATCGAGCGGAGCCGGCCGTCGAGCGTGTGGATGGCGTCTTCGAGCTTGTCGATCCGCTTCTTGTCGGCTGGGTCGCGGTCCCACCGGTCCGCCCGCTCCCACTTGTCCCGCAGGGGACGGACTTCGTCGGTCAGGGACTTGCGGCGGTCCTCGAACCGCTTGAGCCGCTCGGGCGAGACGGAATCGATGTAGGCGATGTCCTGCTCGGTCGTCTGGATCCGCCACTCCGATGAGACGACCTCCTCGCGGGCGCGCCGGAGGTCCCGGAGCTTGTCGTCGAGGCTGTCGAGCACACGGGTCGCTTCCTCGTTGGACGGGACGGTCGTCGAGGTGGGCGCCCGCTCCTCCAGGTCGTCGCGCTCGCGATCGGGGAACGGGGGGTCCTCGGGCTTGTCGTCCGGCTCGTCCTCGGGCTGGACCTCGGGCTCCTTCTCGGGCTCCTCCGCCTTCTCCTTCTTCTTGCGGGGTTTCGGGGCGGGCCGCTCGGGCGGGTCCTCGGCGCCCTCCGGCTTGGGCGCGGTGATCTTCTTCTTGGTGCGGGGGTGCAGCTTGATGTAGTCGACCTGCTCCTGGTAGCTGGCCCCCTCCCACCAGCCCGCCGCCGTCCGGGGTTCGCCGGGCAGCGCAACCTGCTCGATGCGGGCGTCTGGTTCACGGGTATCACCGAGCGCGATGTCGACCGCATCAGCCGTCCACTCCACGGACGGCGGCAGAAGCGAAGAAATCACGCGCATCGCCGAAGCCTCCAGGCGATGAATTCATCGACCGTCTTGGCATGCTTGCTTCGGTTGCAGGGTCGGCATGCCAGGCAAATGTTCTCCGGCGTGTTGGACCCTCCTCTGCTGACCGGCATCTTGTGATCAACCTCATAGCCCTGCGTAAGATCCGCCGGGCAGTAGGCGCACGTACCGCCTTGCATGCTGAACGCGTGACGGACATCGACCGCTGTGATCCGCCCGCCAACAGCCAAGAGCCGAGCCTTCCTGTTTTGGCGGTGAGCGTCATACGCAGCTCGATTGGCCTGGTAGTAAGCGCGGAAATAGGCCCGCTCTGCCTTGACCTGCTCGACTGTCCTCCTGGCACGTCGTCTTGCTTCTTCATCGGCATGACGAACCAGTACCTCCGAGCGTGCGTTGTACGCGCGCTTCCAGCTCAGTACATGGTCACGGTTGCCCACCCTCCATGTCTCAGTAGACGCAGCAGCCGCACCTGGGTTTCGCTCAGACCACTCCTTGCGGTACAGCTCCGCACATTTTCGGCAGTACGCCTTTCGACCATCCCCCGCTCGGCAATCACGAGCAAATGAGTCCAGCGACAACGGCTCATGACACCGTCGACACGCCTTCTCACCAGCAGCGACAGCCGGCAGTTCAGCGCGATGTACTCGCAGCTTCCTCACAGGAGTGACTCCGTCAAGTACGCGACAGTGACGTGCGGCTGAAACCCGAAGTTCTTGCGAACCGGAACCCCTGCATCCTCCAAGGCATTGACGATAGCAGCACGAAGGTCGGTCAGAGCGCTCCCCCCATCAACAAGGGCGACAAGTGGGTAAACCCCATCGCTGGAGTCCGACGCATCGAACTGACCAAAACCGGTGAACCGGAGCGTGACAGGCCCGTACTCGCGGCACACCCGCCGGACGATCTCGACGACCAGGTCGGCCTCGTCGTCGCTGGGCGGGGCGTCGAAACAGCAGAGCGTGCAGTGGAGCTGGTTCCACGCGACCGCCTCGTCGCCCGCCACTTCGCGGACCTGCCGCTCGATCTCCTTGGCGACGTCGTCGGGGATGATGAACGCGACCATCGCGGTCGTGTGGGGGTGGTCGTCGGCGCCCGCCCGCGTCATCGGTCCTTCCTGGTAGGTGGATGTCGAGGGGTCGCGGCCCTGCTCGCTCGACCAATCGGGCGTGTAGGCGTCGTCGGACGTCCACCGCTCCGGGATATCGGCGTCCTCGTGGGACTGGGGCTGTCGGGGGTTGGCCGGCGCTACCGTCCCGCGGGCGCGATCCTGTCGTTGTGCGGTCGTTCGCTCCACACCGCGCCCCTCACATCGGATCCACGACTTGGCAACGCAGCTCCCAGCCCGACCGGTTCGCGGGCTTCGGGAGGAACGAGACGTTCCAGCCCTTCTCGTACGCGGTCGGCTTCTCCAACCCCATCGAGATGCCGGTCGCGTTCGCTTGCTGCTGGGCGTACTGGAACGCCTCCTCGTAGGTCGGGAACGTCCACGTGGCCGTCTTCCGACTCGCTTCCGTCAGGCTGCGGAGGAGGTCGTGGGACGTGCCGGCGGCATCCCGCTCGTCCTCGCCGGGCGGGTACTGGACGAAGTGGTCATCCTGCTCGATCCACTCGGGGTCGTCGTCCTCCTCGATGTAGTCGACGGTGTCGGCCTCTTGGTCGAACGGCTCGGCGCCCCCTTGGCTGTCGACGTAGTCGTCCGAGCAATCCGGGCAGAGCATGCCTTGCCCGGGCATCTCGTACCCGTCGGTCGCATCCCGCCCGCACGCCTTGCAGGCGGGGGGCGGCTCGACCATCTGGGCGACCTCCTCCATCCCACCCCAGTCCCCATCGTCCTCGTCCAGATCGACCGCCATGCAGTCGGGGCAGAGGAACCGCTGGATGGCGGCGCCCGGCTCGGCTGGGTTGGGCTCGTAGATGCCGTCCGTGACGGGCTGGAGGAGGCCGGGGGCTGACACGCCGCACCCGTCGCACTCCTCCCCGTTCCCCTTCTTCTTGCCCGAGTCCTCGGCGGGCTTGGCGGAGGGGACGGAGGGGATGGGGGACATCTGAGCGGCGCGGCCGGACGTGTCGCACGTCCGGCAGTAGGCCGCATCAGCGTAGCCCTTGCCATCGCAATCAGGGCAGTTCGGATCCTCCCCGTTGCACCGCCGAGGGCAGTAAGACGCATCGGTGTATCCCTTGCCATCGCAGTCAGGACACGTGGTCTGGGCCCGGCGGGCAACCTGCTGGCGCAACTCGTCGAGCGACCGGAAGGTCGGATTCCCACGAGCCTCTTGGCAGTACCGGCAGCCCTCGATGTGCTGCTTGCACTCGTCGCAGCAGAACAGCCCCGGGTCCATCTTCCACGAGGAATCGCCCATCGTCTCGTACGGCTTGCCCTCGCAGCGGGCGCGGCTGTAGCAGTACCCGCAGGTGATGAGGGCCCGGCGGGAGGCGAACTTGATGGACGTCTCGCCGCAATCCGGGCACATGGGCTTGGGCAACCCATCCATCCCACCATCGTCGCCGAGCCCGTAGTCCGAGACGTCGACGAACTCGTCACGAGGGCCGAACCACCCGCACGACCGGCACATCGCCTGGCCGGGTTCGAGCTGGGCCGCCTTCTTCCACCCACCGCACCCGCACCCCGTCACCAGGCAGGACTGCCCGGGCTGACGCTCGCGGTCCTGGTGCTGGTCGCGCATGTGACCGCACTCGCACGTCTCCCCCCAGGCGGTCCGGCGGGAAGCCTGACGGGGGTTTGCCTCGCCCGTTCCCCCGCACAGCGCGCAGCCGTACCCGTTGCAGTTGGAGCAGAGGCCCCGGAGCTTCCGCATCTCGGTCGAGTAGCCCGTCCCTTTGCACGAGGTGCATTTCCCGTGTGCCCCGCTATCGGTGCCCCCGCACGCCTGGCAATGGCCAGTCCACCCGCACGACGCGCAGCCGTAATCCCGAGAAAACTCGGTCGACTGACACTTCGGGCAGGATGCCTGCGCAGTCCGACCAGCCCTCATGCGGTACTCGGTCGGCAGGGGGGTATCGAAGGCGGCGATCGACCCCTCGTACCCGCACCCGAGGCATCGAGCCGTCCGCTCGCCCGCCTCCGCCATCTTGCCGGCCATCTCGGCCGACCCCCACGTCTGCCCGGCCGCCTGGACCGCGCGATTCGTCCCGCACGCGGGGCACCGGAGCGCCCGGAACGCCTCAGCTCGACGGGTGGTTGTAGCGGTCGCCCCGCTTGTATGTCGGGCGGCCGCTACGCGCCCCACCTTGCCGAATCCGACCCGGTCGCCCTCGCGGATGCCGTGCGCCCGGCAGAACCCCCCGACCAACTCGATGACGGCCGCGGTGGTGGGGTAGCCCCACGTCCCCTTCGAGCCCGGCTGAATGTCGTGGATGATGCGGCCGATCTCGCCGGTCCGTCGGAGGAAGACGATGTCGATCGGGAACGCGACCGACCCCATGTGGTAGCGCTCGGGTCGCTCGACCGGCCCGCCCGGCTGGAGGAACAGCATGCCGGTCGCGGGGTGGAGTCGCTCTCGCCCCTGGAGCCCCTGGGCCCGCTTGATCGGGCTGACCACCACCTCAGCCGTCACCTCGGTGGTCGGCTTGATCGACTCAGCCGTGTAGAACCAGACGACCGTGTGGGCCGTGTCGCTCGGCCGCGCCCACGACTGGGCCGTCCTGCCCGCGTTTCGCCACTTCTTGGCGCCTGGCCACTCTTCCTCGAAGGCAGCCGGCCGACACTTCTCGTGGTAGTAGCGGCGGTCGCGCTGGGGAGGTCCCCCCTCCACGACCTCCTCGCCGTACGGGATCTCCGTGCCGCACACGTCGCACGCGACCTCCGCCTGGGCGGTCACGCCGAGGTCGGCCCGGTGGGCCAGCCGACGGGCCAGCCGACCCGCAACGTCCGGATCGGCGAGGAAGGGCTTGCGCGGATCGACTGGCATGGCGCTACTCCTCGGCGAGGATCTCGCGGAGCTGGGATTCGTTGAGGCCGAGCGCCTCGATGGCCTTGAGGAGGACGGCCCGCTTCGCCTTCTTCGCCCCCTTCACCTCGAACACGACGGCGACCCGACGGAGCTGGTCGTCCGTCAGGTCATCGAGGGTGAAGACCTCGGGGGCGACCGGGGTGTCCCGAAGGGCCTCCGGGACGGCCGGCAAGGGGGTCGGGTGTGGGACGGGGACCTCGACGGGAGTGAGGTCTTCCTCCTGGAACCCGCCCTGGAACCCGACCAGCCCCCGCTCCGTCAGGGGCTCGACCGGCGGGGCGGCCTGCGCCTCCTTGTGCATGTCGAGCAGGTCTTCGGGCGAAACCATCCGGTCCTCGCTGGTCTCGCGGGGGCCGGCGGTGGGGGCCTCGACGGCCCGTTCGCGCTCCGCCTGCTTGAGGGCGATCCGCTGCTTGCGAGACGTCTCGAACAGGACATCGAGGTTGTCGGGGGGCGGGGCGGACGGGGCAGCCTCCTGGACGGCCTGGGCGGCTACCTGGGCCTCCCTGGCGGCCAGCGCCTTCCCCTCGGCCACGAGGCTGGCGTGCTGCTGGGCGGCCTCCTGGGCGGCCCGGCGGGCCCGTTCGGCGTCCGCCTGGCCAGCCAACTCGGCGGCCCGGTCGAGGTCGGCCTGGTGGACGGCCTCGCGGGCCTGGGCGAGCGCCTGGAAGTCGATGTCCTGGATGGAGACGTAGCCGGCCCGCAGGAACTTCTGGAGCGTCACGTCCGAGCGGACGTCTTCGTCGCGCCGGAAGTAGTCGGCCACCCGGAAGATGCCGCCAGGCATGAGGCGACCCTGCGCGAGCGACACGATCGCCTGGCTGACGTTGACGATCGCCTTTTCGGTCGCCACCGTCCTACTCCTTGACCGTCTTGGCCCGCTTGACTTCCACGTCGGCGGCGGGCTTGACCTCGGCCGGCTTGCCGGCGGCGATCCCCTCCTTGACCCGACGACGGTGGTCCAGAACCTTCTGGACCCGGACCTCCTCGGGGTCCGACTCGTTCCACACGCGTCCCGTGTTGCCCGCCTTGGGGGTCATGTCCCGCTCGTACAGCTTGAGCGAGCCCCCGTCGACGAGCCCCCGGACCGACTCGCTCGCGCGAGCCGCGTCGACGTCGGGACCACCTCCGGCCCGCCGGAAGAACGCGGCCACCGGCCGGATCGACCGGGGCGCCAGCCCCAGGACCGCGTTGCCCGTCTTGATCGAGACGAACGCGTTGGAGACGTTCTCGAACACCCATTCCTTGATGGTCGCCATCGTTCCTCTCCTACTCGGTCGCCTCGGCGGGCGCGACTTGCGGGCTCGCCTGCTCGCTCGACATGAACGAGACGGTTGCGATGCCCGCATCCGCGTCGATGTCTTCGATGGTCACGTCAGCAATCGTCCCCCAGTTCTTGGTGCCGGGCTGGTTGGTGTCCTTCTCGTTCGACACGTCCCGCAGGACCCACGAGCGGATCTGCTGCTCGATGCCCGACCCCGATAGCATGGCGAGCGACTCGGGCTCCCAGGACAGATCCCAGACGACCCGGTCGCCCTCGGACCGCTCGTTCGACTTGTCGAACGTGATGCCGGCCGCTGCCGGAGGCATGCCGATCGGTTGGGCGCGGCGACGATCGCTCGAACGCCGCCTGTGTGGGTAGCCGGACGGCGTCACATCCACGAGACCCGTACTCTCCGCCTCTGCACAAACAGGACACCGGCCCTTCTCGTCGAGAGGCTTCGGGTAGGCACCACAAACGCGGCACTCGCCCTCGTCCTGAGCTTGAGCCATCCGGGCGACGTGCTCGTCATCGTTCGACTCGGAGGGCTCGGCCTTGCCCTTGTCCTTCTCCTTCATCTTCAGCTTGAACTTCTCGTCGTCGATCGAGTCGTACCAGGCGGCCACCTGCTCGAACACCTCGTCGTCGAACACGTCCTCACCGGTCGGTTTGTCCGAGACGGGAGCGGGGCCACCGAGCGGCGCTTCCGACTGCTTCCAGTTCCACTCGCTTGGTGTGCTGTGCTGCCAGTCGACGGGTTCGCCCCGCTCGACCTTCGCGGCACAGTCGGGGCAGACGAGGTGGAACTGACCCGGATCCAGATCGTCCCGGACCTTCTTGACCGGACCGTCGATGAGGGCGTCGCAACCGTCACAGTGGCGACCGCTTTGGGCGACGAGCCACCGGCGGAACGCCGCCTTGAGGGACGGGTCCGTCATGTTGACGTGTTCGGACCCACACGACGGGCACTTGAACCAGTCGTCCGGCCCGTTGATCGAGAACTTGGTCCGGCAGTCCTCGCACAGGACCGGCACGGGGAACTGGAGGGCGCCCGGGCTGGAGTACGGCTTGTACTCTTCGCGGGCTTCGATCGACCCATCCGACTCGTCGACCGGACCGCCGCCTCCTGGTACCTCATCCTCGTAGCCCGAGTCGTCCACGACCATCGCGCCGGCCGGCCCGCACGTCTGGCACTCACCGGACTCGTAGCATACCGGGCACTCCGGAAGGTTCTCGAAATCTCCGGGCTCGCCGTAGTTGAAGCCGCCGTCGCACGCTGAGCACGCGCCCGTCCCGTGGCAGTCCGGGCAGTTCGGGTCGACCTGTGCGATCCGCGCAACCGACGCCGAGTAGAACGACGGGGTGCCATCGTCATCGTCTTCGAGGGTCGGGATGTGGTCGTCGGCGGCCTTCATGGGCGTCGTGGACGTCTCGGCCCACGCCTGCCCCTCCTGCTCCATGCCGTCCTCACCCAGCTCGTCCTTGAACCAATCCTCCATGCCGGGGATCGGGCGGGGCTCCGGGCCCGTGAAGAACTGGGTGCAACCCATCCAGCAGTCCGGGTTGTTGCACGGGCCCGTGCCGTCATCGTGGTCGGCCTTCGCGTGCGTACAGCTACACGGGCGCTCCTGCTGGGCCTGCTTCACACCTCGCCGCAGCTCATCGAGCAGACGGCCACGGGAGAGCGGGGAGTTGGGGGCGGGCAGGCCGTTCCCCTCTCGCCACCGCTCGACCCGCGCGATGATCTCGCTGGAGCGGGGATGACCGGCCAGCTCGCGGGCCTCCTGGTTGTCGAGCCCGTACTTCCGCGCGAGCCACCGGGCAGCCGCAACGATGTCGTGCTCGGTGAGGGGGGCGTCGTCCTCCTGGGCCATCCGACTTGCCCCCATCGGCCCGGGCGTCCCGACCCCTACGGGCGCGCCCGCGGGCGGCGCTCCGCTGGGCTGCTTGCGCTTCGGCTTGTAGCCGAACTCGTCGCCCTGCTCGGGACCTTCTTCGCCCGTGTCGGCCTGCTGGGGGCATCCCGGCCCCGAGCACTTCTCCAGGGCGGTCGCGTACTCCTCGAACAGGGGGTCGCCGCCGACCGAGTCGTCCACGCCCGCCATCCCCTCGGCGTCGTAGCCGCACGCGTTGCACGTCCCGGTGCCCGGCGACCACTGCGGGACAGGCGCGTCGCACAGGGGGCATGCTTCCTGGCCGCCCCCACCCTCGTCATCCCACTCGTCGAACATCTGGGCCCGCCGAGCCTGCACGGCCGGCTGGCCCTGCGGAGCGGGGACCTGGGGGGCCATCTGCTGGGGGGCGGCTTGTTGCTCGGCCGGCTGAGGCTGGTCGGGCGAACGCGTCAGCCCCATGTCGTTCAGCTCGCGGTGGATCCGAACGAGTTCGTCGACCCCATCGGCCTCGACCTCTCGGGAGAACTTGCCCCCCTCGTCCCACACCTCCTTGGTGCGGGCGGGGTTGCGCTTCGATTCCCCGAGTCCCTGCTGTCCGGGCTGCTGTCCGGGCGGCTCGGCCCCCTGGACGGGCGGTTCACCGGGGGGAAGGGCCTGCTCGCCACCTGGATCGGCTGGACCGGGGGCGCCCGGTTGGCTGGCGGGCGCCGACTGCTCGGGCTCGATGGGGTTCTGCTGAGCGGCCTTCTCGATGAGGCCGGTGTAGTCGCACTCGCCGCACCCATCCCCCCGGCACTTCTGGCAGTCGTCCCACCGGTCCTTCCCGGAGGACGCAAGCGGCTCGACCGTCAGGATGGAACCGGGCCCGTCGGCCAGGATGGACTTGCAACCGTCGCAGAGGTTCCCCTCCGATTCGCCGGTGCTGTCGTTCCGCGCCTTCCAGCGGGCCGGGCACTCCGCGCAGCTCGTGCAGCGCGATCCAGTCTCCGCGTGATAGCCGGGGATGTAGCGGCCGAGCGACGTCCCACACGTCGGGCACGAACGCGACTGCGCCGATCGGCTGCCGTGCTGGGGGCCGAACGGGTTGTCCCGTTCCTGCGCGGGATCGACGCCGGGGACCTGGTCGACCTGACGCTCCCGGTCCTCCCACTCGGCGTCATCGGTGATCCCGTAGGACGCCGAGCACTCACACTCCCGGCACCCCATGTCGTCGTGGCGGCCCTTGGGGCACCCGCACGACGAGCACTCGAACGCTTGGGCCTGACGGGCGGCCGCCATCGGGAGGTCGTCGGGTTGGCCGGTGGGGCCGCCCCCGAGCCCGACGGGCCTGGGGTTCTTCGTCTGCTTCTGGAGGATGATCTCGATCTGCCGCTCGGACATCTGCTGGATGGCGGCGTCCGACCAGCCGAGCCCACGGAGAACCTCCTCCTCGTCAGGCGTCTGGGCGTCCTTCTCCTGCTTGGTGGACGGCCCGCACCACATGCAGTCGGGCTGGCCGCACTGGCACTGGCCTGCCACCTTCTTGACGTACTCGACCTCGTACTCGTTGATCCGGATCTTCGCGCCCGCGTCCGACTGGAGCAGCATGCTGTCGCCCCCCGGCCCCACCACCGTCCAGGTTGACGACCGCATCGACTGACTGAACGGCTTCTTCAGCTTGACCTTGTCGCCGTACTGGAAGTCGGCGAGCGATTGGGCTTGGCGGGCGTGGACGCGGTCCTGGTGGCCCTCCGGGAGAGCTTGATGCTCCCCGGTCAGCTCCTCGAACGCCTGGTCGAGCTGGGCGCGCCGTCGACCCGTCTTCGACCGCTCCACCACCTTCCAGCCGACATCGACCATCTCGGCCAGGTCCATCGCCTCGAACTTGGCCTGGTTCTTCGGCGAGAGAGCGTCGAACACCTGGACGAGCATGTTGGCCGTCTGGGCGTCGAGTACGACGCCGTCGACCTCTTCGTGCTGGTGGTTCTGGACGATCCGCCGGCACGTCTCGATCGTGCCGGGCGCGGCCATGCGGGGCTGCCCGGTCCCATCGGCTGGCTCGTCGGCGACGGGGTAGCCATCGGGCGGGGGCTCGCGGGTGACAGGCGGGGCACCTGCCACTCGCGCCGCCACCGTGAAGGCGTCGCCGTGGATGGCGGCTCGAACGAGCCCGCGACCGATCTGCTCGATGGTGGGGTGCTGGAAGGAGGCCCGGGCGGCTTGCCGGTGGGCCTCGGGGGACTGGTGGAACGACTCATCGGTGATGAGCCGGGCTTGGCGGCGGATCGGCGTCGACATCGCGACCTCCCAGGGCCTCAGACGTTCTCGGGGTCGGTGGGGCGAACGTGCCGGAAGGTCCCGCGCATCGCCTCCCGGAGGGCCGAACGATCGACCCGCGCGGCGGACCTGCCGGGCGACACGTCCACCTCGAAGGCGGCCGGCTCGTCGCCGCTGGAGTGGGGACCCAGGTCGGTGGCGGGCAGCGAGACGCCCGACTGGTCGGTGGTGGGGTGGTGGGGCTTGACCGATGGGTCGGCGAACCCCTCCTCGTCGTTCACGCCCGACATGTCGTCGGACGGCTCCGACGTGCCAGCCTGATCCTGGGCGGGATGGCTGTCGAGGATGCTGGAGGGTTCGAGGGAGTCGACGTCCTTCGCGGACGACTCCTCGTCGAGCGGGTGCTTGGCGGCGGGCGGCTTGACGGCATCGTCCTGTTGCTGGTTGACGGACGGGTCGAACTGGCCGTGCCGGCTCGCCGACTTGTCGTGCTCGGCGACACACTCGTCGCAAAGCCACGCGGTACCGCCCGACGACATTTGGTAGTCACCGGGTCCAACCTCGCGGGACTCGGTGGCCGGCGTCTCCTGCCCCACAAGCGCGCAAGAATCACAAGTGTGTCCCTCGTCCGCCTGCCCCTCCACCACCTTCGCGTAGTAGTCGATCGCCGCCGTCATCCGGCGGAGCGGCCAGGCCATCGGCGGCTCCCCGCGGGCCGTCATCTCGACCTGGTCGTGACCCTTCCGGCTTGCCAGCCGGATGGCGTAGCCGGCGACCTTGACGGTCCGGCCATCCAGGATGGCGGCCTCGATGCGGGCGCGCGACATCTTCTTGGCCCACGGCTTGTGCCCCTCGCTCAGCTCCTCGGGGGCGTTCTCGGTCATGTGCTCGTTGACGACATCCTCGACGTCCTCGGCCAGCTCCTCGTCGGCCGAGTCGTCCGCCGTCCTCGTCATCCAGTCGAACAGGTTGGCCTTGAGGGCGCGGACCTGCTCGGCCGTCATGGCCCGCCTGACCTTCTTGAGGGCGGCCTTGAGGCGGGCGCGCCGCTGGTCACGCGACAGCTTCGTCATGTCGGCGTCGGGCAAGGCAACACCCTCCTGGTCGGTCGCTTCGTGCTGCTGGACGATGGGGGCCGGCTTGAACTCGGGCTCGCTGGGCTTGTCCGCCTTCTTGCCCTCGTAGTCCCAGTGGGGACACTCCTCGTCGGTCACGTCGGCGCCGCACTGCTCGCAGTAGTGCCGCTTGGCCTGCCGCCTTGCAGAGCGATCAGATGCGCTGGGTAGACCTCGCTGGGCCTCGACGTGGACGGCGTCCTCGCCGATCTGGCCGTCCTCGGGGACGTCCGGGTGCCACGCCTGCTCACCGGCATTGCCATCGTCACCGGCCTGCCGCGAACGCTTGAAGTTGGCTGCCTCCAGCGACTCGCTGCACGACTGACAGAGCCGCTTGGTCGAGCCGCCCGGGTGCGGAAGCGGTACCCATCGCTCCTGGAGGGAGTCGGCAGGCTTCTCGCACCACTCGCAGGCGTCCCCGGAGGACTCGGGCGCCACCATCGTGTCGCTCGGGTCTTCGCCCGCCACCCCCAACTCCTCGTCGCTGTACTGCGCCTGTCGGTTCACCTGCGCGAGGATGTAGGCGCGGGACCGGCGAGCGATCGGGTCGCTGCCGTCCAGCCCGTTCATCCGGATGACGCGGTCGTAGTCGGCTTGCGTGGTGATCGTCGAGGCCAACGCGGCCAGCCGCTTGATCGGCAGCCTGTGGTAGCTGGCCTGCGGGAGGACTTCGTCGAACAGGACGCCGGCCAAGCTCTTGGGCGCATCGGCGGCCGCGCGCCTCCGAAGCTCCGCGAGATCCCGGATCGACAGCGACCCCTCCTTGTCGATCGTCCAGATGCGGTGCAGCGTCAGGGCGGCGCGCCGCAGTCCGAAGTCGCGCCCGTTCTCGCGCGCCATCTTGGTCGCGAGCTGGGCGGCGTCGAACTTGGAGATGCAGGGGGTGGGGTCGTTGGCGAGCTGGGCGGCGAGCGCGTCGGCGATCTTGCGTCGCACGACCGTGACGTGCGGGGTGGGTGGCCTGGTGGCCGCCTCGTGGGCGGCCTGTCGGGCAGCCGCCTCGGCGGCCCGCGCCCGCCCCAGATACTTGCGACCCAGCTCCGAGTTGATGAGCCGGTCGAACGATGAGGGTGCCCCGTGGATCTCGGCCAGGTGTCTCGTCTTCACGTCCGTGCCTCCGTGCGACGCGCGCGACTACATCGGGAGAAGATGTCGTACTACTGGCTTTCGCCCGTCGCCGGAGGACTTGACAGACCCGTCCGGGTGATTGCCCGGTAAGATCCCACCTTTTCAGACGGCCGTCAAGGTTCTACTTTTCCGCTCGGCCGAGGAGCCGGCGGGCCGTCTCGAACCGCTCGCCGACGACATCGGGGGCGGCCCCGCACTGCCCCGCACTCGCGTAGCAGCCGAACCACCGCTCAGCCGGTTGATCCCCGCATCTCCGCCGGCACACATCCATGACATCGAGGGCGGCTTCGATGCAGCCGGCAGGGTCGCGCGCGATGTCGGTCGGGTTGGCCCCCACGATCCTGGCGGCCGAGTCGCTCACCTGGAAGGCGCACCTTTCCCCCCGGGATCCCCGCAGGCCCGCATCCATCCACCGCCAAGAGGACTCGTGGAACGCGACGGCCGCCAAGAAGGCGGCGGCCTTGTCGCGATCGAGCGGCACCCACTCGCCCTGCTCGACACGTGTCTCGACCGTCCTGACGACCAAGACGGCGAACCCATCCAGATCGATCCGCCTGGCCAACCGGTCCGACCCACCCGCCTCGATGAAGTAGTCGTGCATGGAGGTTTGCAGACGCGATACCCGCGCGCGGAAGTCGGCTTCGCGGGCGTGCCATCGGGCGAGTCGGGCTTCATCCTCACGGCGGGCCTGCTCGACGTAGTTGGTGGGTGGTTGGGCAAGACGCTCGCGCAACCGGCGCAGCTCGCCATCGAAGTCGGTGCGGCGACGGCCGTGCTGTTCGTCGGCGTTCGCCGGACCACAACCGACCAGGAACAAGATGGACAGCATCGACATCATGTTTCGCATCATGGTTGCCTCGGTAGCACGGGTTTCGGGCGGCTGGCAAGCCGCCGGGGTCAGGCGATGGTGCCGTCGCGACGGATGATGATGACCATCTTGGATGCTCGACGGGCTCGCCGGATCGTCGCCCACGTCCCCGATCGCAGCTCTGCCTGATCGGTGCGGGGAGTAGCGATGAGGACGTCGATGACGGCGACGATGTCGTCGTCCCGTTCGAGCGGAGGCTTGGGGGCCGCGCAGGTTGCGTACCCCTCGCAGGAGGCGCGAAGGGGGTGGTCGGCCGGGTGGAGATGGACGGGGATGTTGAGCGCGAGGGCAGCATGGTGGGCTTGAAAGTCGGAGCCCACACAGCAACCATGATGGAAGCCGTCGGGCGCCATCTCGCGCAGCAAACGGACGAGCGTTGCCTTCTGCTTGAGGGTCATGGCGTCCCGCGTACCCGCGAACCCGACCATCATGGTTTCTTCCCCCTGGCAACAGAGCGCAGCCAACGCACCACACACTCCAACTCGTCAGCAGTTGCATCTCGCTTCAAGTTGTTACACCTCCAGCACAGTATCGCTACGTTCCCGATCACGTACCCCTGACTTGGGATGATTCTGTCAACGCTTGGAGACGCATCGTTCTTCTTCCCATCGAACTTCCTGGACACATCCAGAAGGCGACCGCAACATGGACAACCAGGTTGAGCCAGAAGCATCTCTGTCAGCCGGGTAATAGTGAAGTGGGCCGCATCTATGGGAAGCCCTAGCTCCCGCGCACGGAACAGAATCCCGTAGCGAAGTATCTTCGCCCGCTCCTTGTGCGGTTGACGCTGTAGCCGAGCAAGCTGACGCGCTCGCGTCTTCGGTCGTTCAACCCTTTCGTAGTAAGCCCGTGCCTTGGATCTGAGACGCTTTTGGTTCCTAGCCCTCCATGCGCGACCGTATTCACGTCGGCATGTCCGGCACCACCCAGCCAACCCATTCCTACAGGACTTGTTGAGCACGAAGAATGTAGCGGTGGCTGGATAACAGCCTTGACACCGTGAGCACGCGATGAGGTCAGCGGATTCCGATCCGCTTGGTCTCACCGTCCTCCTGTTCAAGCTCATCGCCAAGAGAATACCAGTTTGGTCTCCGTTGTCGAGCAAACAACTCCAAGTAGGGGCCTGGCGAAACCTTCTCGACGACCTCCCGGTAGAACACCTCGGGCTTGCGGGAGTGCTCCTCGTAGGGGGCGAAGAAGACGTCCCGGATGTTGGAGGCTAGCCGTTCGGGCCGACCGAGCTGGCCGACCAGGCAGACCTCATGGGACGCGCGGGTCGTCCGCCCCATCCCGAAGTGCTGCTTGTCCTCGGCGGCCACCTCCTCGGCGTCCCACCTCGTCACCTTCGACCCCCTCGTCAGCTTCGCCCACACCACCTCCGTCTTGAGCGTGAACCCCCACGCCTTCATGACGTCGAGGGCTTCCTGCTGCATAGACGCGACCCGCCAGAGGAACAAGCGGCAGTCAGGGGCGAGATGGTGGCGGAGCGGGATGGCCAGGCCGGTCTGCGGGTCCAGCACGTACCCGTTGTTCGCGTCGTCGAGGAAGCGGGCGATCTTGTCGACCGACAGGACCCGGTAGTTCTTCTCGGCTCCCCGCGAGTCGCCCGGGAGCTTGTCGCCGAACATCCACGGAGGGTCCGCGCAGATCGTGTGGAACAGGGTGAAGGGGGGCATCGACATGCCCTACCGCAGCTACGATGCAGGTGTCAAGCGTTTTCGATGAGAGAATAGCCCGGTTGGCTCCCGCCACGGCGCCCCTCCACCCGGAAGCCGACTTGCCGGAGCCTCTTGATGATGCCGCCGATCGACGAAGTCGACACGCCCGCCCGCGAAGCCAGTTCATCGCCCGACACGAACGACCCGCGGCAGTCTTGAAGGACCGCGACCATCTTGGCTTGGTGGGGGGACAGATGCACGGGAGGAGGTGGGGGAGGCAAGACGCCGCGCACGACCTCGGCCGACCCATTTGCCCCGTTCGGCTTCTTGGTCGGCGTCTTGACGACCGTCTTGGTTGCCGGCTTGACGACGGCCTTGGTAGCCGGCTTCTTGGTTGCCGTCTTGGCAACCGTCTTGGTTGCCGTCTTGGTCGGCTTCTTGGTTGCCGTCTTGGCAACCGTCTTGGTTGCCGTCTTGGTCGGCTTCTTGGTTGCCGTCTTGGTCGGCTTCTTGGCGACCGTCTTGGTCGGCTGGACGTCGAACCAGCGACCCCTTTGAGCCGAGGCTCCCGCGAGCGCCTCCCGAACGGCTCGTCCCAGATGCTTGGCCATCATCTCGATGATGGTCTCGACTGCTTTCCCGATGACGCTGTGATCCATGTTCGACCTCTCTCCGGGTGTTCAGTAGGTTGTCAACACCACAACCCACAGGCCCGGATATGCCCACCACCAATAGACCCAATCGGGCGACTGTCAAGAGAACTTAGCTACGAGTAGGACGGAGAGGACCCATTTGGGCCGGGCATTTTGTCAACAGGTTTTTCCACAGGCATCGGCAACACTACATGTTTCGACCCACACGCGCACAGGTCATCGGCCTCGTCGACCGAGATGTCGGCGTCCTGCTTGGAGAGGTCGTCTTCCCAGGCGATCCCATCCGCGCAGTAGACGCCCCACCGACGCATCTGGATCCTGGCGCTCAGAACTCGTCCCCCGTGTCGCGGCGACGGCGAGGGGCGGCGGAGGGGGGAGCCGCTGGTGCCTGGCCGGGCTCGTCCTTGGTGAGCTTGCGCTGCTGGCGGCACCCACGGCAGCGCTTGGGCGCCTTGTAGTCGGCCCCGAACCTCTCGTTCAGCCACTTTTGCTCCCCTTCGCTCAGTTGGAAGACGGTACCGCAATCCTTGCACTTGATGTCCAGGTCAGGCACGGGAACCTCCGGATAGCAACCAGCGATCGATCCGGCGGTCTTCGCGGCCGGGGATGTCGCATCGGTACTGTTGGCAGACGACCGGGCGGTCGTCGTAGATGGTGCAGGAGTTGGAGGAATCGAGGTAGACGCACCGACCGTACCGACGCATCAGGTACGGCGTCCCATCCGTCGCGATGTCCATCGCCCACTTGCCCGACTTCGCTTCTTCCTCGGTCAGGCCGGCTGCCAAGATCATGCAGCACGGCGCCGGGCACGCCTGGCAGTCACGCTGCCCCCCACCATCATCCTTGACGACCTGAAGGCGGCGGACCGGCCTGGCTGAAATGGACGGGAGCGAGACGCTGGGCCGGTGGATCCGACCAGGGCGTGGACGGCGAAGTAGCTCGGGCGCAACCTCCCCGATCTTTCCGAGCTGCTCGGCGGTCAGGAGGGTGGACAGATCGACCCCCTCCAGGATGGAGAACTCCCCGAGCCGCACACCTCGTCGCATGGGACTACGCGGGCTCGGCGGGCACTTCGATGCGGGCTGGCTCGGCTTCCCCGAGGATCGGGACGTCCGACTTGGCCGCCTTCAGGCGCTTACGGGCGTGACGGATGCGGTAGGCACGCGCCCCGTCCATCAAGACGACCCGCTCGCCCTGCTGGTTGGTGATGACGCCGTTCTGCGCGCACCACTCGACCCCGTCCAAGATGGTGGCGATGTTCTCGATCGTCAGAGCGATCCAGACCCGATCCTGCTTGTCCAGACGGCCTTGCAGGCTGGCGAGCCAAACCTGCTGGGCATCCTTCGCGAGCCCGCCGGGCATGTCGAACGTGTCGTCGCCTTCGAGGGCTTCGATGGCGTCGTTGTTGCGATCCATCACGGCGTCATCCTTGGTGTGGCGCTGGAGCAGGATGGACCGCAACTCGAACCGTTCTGCACATGTGAGTCGGACGTTCCAGGTCTGCGACCTGGTGGCTGCGCGGCGATTCGCTTCACCCATAGTAGTTGGTCTCCGGAGTAGTAGTTGGGAGAAGGCTAGCAAACAGGAGGGGCGGGTGGAAGGGGTTTAGACGGCCGCCGAGAAGCCGACCGCTTCGAGCGTGTCGATGATGGCGCCGATCGCCGTCCTGGACTCGGCGTCGATCGTGCCTCCGCCGGCCGGGTCGTTGATCTTGGCGTGCTGGGCGGGGGGAGCCGCGATCCCGTTGACCGCGATGCTGCCGGGCAGCACGAGACCGGCGCCCGTGAACCGCGCGACCTCCGTGTCGGCGTTTCCGACCAGGAGGTTGAGGGCGAGGGCTGCATCCTTCGACGCGTTGTTCGCGTCGACCACGATGGCCGACAGGTACGCCCACTCGGCCAGCACGCTCGTGCTCGTGTTCGCATAGAACCCGAGGTAGCCGGCGATGTCGTTGTTGGCGCCCGCGGCACCCTTGCGGAACGCGACGGACAGCTCCGGACCAGTCGTGGCGCCGAGGTAGCCGGTGATCGCGAACCCGGAGTCCGAGACGAGCACTTGCGGGGTGCCCGGGTGAGCACCGTTGGCGATGACGGACAGGCGGACCTGTCCATACTCGGCCCCATCGGCCGCGACCGTCGCGACCGTCCGGATCCGCGAGAACTCCCGGAGGGTCGAGTTGTCGGATGGGGCGAAAGCCGACCAGTCCCCGGCGATGTCGTTGTTGGCCCCATTCGCCCCCTTGACGAAGACGGTCGAGACGACGGGCCCCTGCGTGGCGGCCATGATGCCCCCCATCGACGTACCGGTCGTCCCGATCGTGAGGGCGGCGAGGCTCGCGGTCAGGTTCCAGACGTTCAGGATGAGGAGCCCCAGCTCCGCACCGGCCGTCGGGTCGATGATCATCGCCTGAATGGACCCGTACTTCACGGCGGTGGGGGTCGTGTTGTTCCCCCAGAACTCGACCTCGCCGGGGATATCCGCGACGGCTCCGATGCCCGCCTTGGTGTGGCGGAGGGCCAGCCGGACGCCAGCCGCACCCGCGAGCGTCGTCTCCAGGGAGGCGACCAGGGCGGTCGAGTGAACGACCCGCAGCTTCTCGCCCAGCCCCGACATGGCGGCCGCACCGATCGCGACCGTGTCGGTCAGGGTCGTGAGGGTGATGAGGGTGGCGGCGTCCGTCCATCCCGTGCCCGACACGACCGCCGGAATGGCGACGTCGTTGACCTCAGCGGTCGCGACGACCGAGATGAGGTTGGCGGCCATCAACGCCTGGAACTCGGCCGTTCGGTTGAGGTCGTCGACCGTGATGATGTTGCCGACGTCGATCGACTCGCCGGTATCGAGGCTGGCGCGGATGGCCTTCGGGTGACCTTCGCCGATCCCCCCGGACGGAACCGGGATGTCGAGAGACAGGCGACTGAGTGAGATGTTGGTGATGGTGATGGTAGCCATGTCGTTCTCCTCGTCTTCCGTCTCTCAGGACCCGATCACGTCGATCCCATCGGGAGGGAGTCGAGCGCGTTGGCGGCGGCGATGTGGGCGTTGAAGGCCGCCTTGACCGCGTTGGCGAGCGTGATGGACGTGGCCAGGTTGGTGGCGTCGGCGGCGACGATCGTGTTGGTCGCGTCCGTGATGATGTGGACGCCCGCCTCGGCCAGGTGGGTGTTGAAGTCGGCCTTCAGCTCGTTGAGCAGCGTGTTGGCCGAGCCCTGGTCGGTCGCGACGACTGCCGCGATCGTCTCGGCGGAAGCGGTCCGGTGGGCCCCCACGTCCCCACCGCTGGCCAGGTGGGCCATGATCTTGTTGCGCAGCGAGTTGGCGAGCGTCAGGACGGTGGCGAGCGTGACAGCCGCGTCGGCGGTGGCCTCGACCGTGATGCTGGCCGGGTTGCACTTGTGGTACGGGACGGTCGCGGCGGTCGCGGCCGCCTCGGCGGCCGCCACGAAGCACTGGACGACATCGTTGCGCAGCTTGTTGAACTGGCTGGAGGGCGACAGGATGTCGGTCGCCTGTTCGACCAGGTCGATCCGGATCGTCCCGGAGGCCCTCAGCGACCGGAGGGTCGCGTTGTTGTTGACCTCGTCGAGGGTGGCGATGGAGCCGACGTCGACCGTTTCGCCGGGCCCCAACAGCTCGCGGACGATCCGAGCCTGGGGGCCCGCGCCGGCCTCGAAAACGACTTCGAGGCTCAGGGGCGAGGACTGGATGTTCTGGATGTTGATCTGCACGGGCCTCTCCTTGTGGGGATGCCGTGCAGTCTACAGCGGGGTAGGACGGAATTTTAGAAGCGGGTTAGCGGCTTGGCCGCTCAGGCGGGGATCTTGATGGCCTTGACCTTGCCGTCCTCGACGACCATCTCGAACGGCTTGCGCGCGACGGCCTGCCGGTCGGGCCCGACGAACTTGCCGACGAACCGGCCGGCGATCAGACGGCGGTTCCGTTCGGTCGTCGAGCTGGTCACCTCGATGGTGGCGGGGTCGACCGTGTAGCTGCCCTGCGCGCCCGCCCGCTTCATCATGCCGGCCACGTGGGCGGCGAGGGCGTTGGCGAGCGTCTGCCGGAGGGACGGCTTGGCCGTCCTCTGGGGCGGGGGCGAGGCGGAAGCGGCCCGCTGGGGCGGCTGGGGGCGGCTGGGGGCCGCCTGCCGACCCAACTGGCGGTCGAGGATGTCGGCCTTGATGCGGCGCCGCACCTCCTTGACGAGGTCGGTCCCGTAGTCCCCCCAGTACGCCTGGTAGTAGGACTTGCCCAGCTCGTCGAGCGCCTGCTTGCGCAGCTTCGGGTTCCAGTCGGCCCGGGCAGCCTGCCGGCCGAACACGGCCGCCTGACTGCGAACCGGCACCGCCCCCTTGGCGAGGGCGATCCGGATGCCGGCCGCCACCCACCTGCGGACCTCACGGATCTGGTCGACCGCCTTGGGGTAGCGGGCGTAGACCTGGTCCCACGTGAGGGCCGCGGAGGCGGCCTGGAGGATGCGGGCGCGGTTCAGCCGCACGCCACCCCGGCGAGCCGCGACGAAGTCGGCGGCGTCCCGGACGGCCACGACGGCCTTGCGGGGCACCACCATCTTGCCGCCGAACGGATCCACGACCGCGACCTTGTCGACGCCCGCCCGGATGACCCGGACGACCCCGGACCGCAGCGTCTTGGACGCCATCCAGATGTTGCCGATGTCGACGACGTCACCGACCACCGCCTTGGCGGCCGACTTGGTCGGCGTCTTCTGCTTGGACTTCGGGGTGGCGGGCTCGGCCCGATCGGTCACGGCACGCGGCAGATCGCTCTTGACGAGCTGGCTGCCGTACTCCTTGTAGTACGCCTCCCAGTAGTCCTTCGCCTTCGAGTCGACCGCCTTCTTGTCGAGGGCGGAGCGGGCCGGGGCGCGGGTGGGGGCGTCGGGAGCGACATCCCGGTGGAGCACGCGGGTGGTCGCCGAGTTGTCGAGGAGGATGTCGAAGTGGGTGGCCGTGCGGGCCAGCACCTTGCCCTTCATGATGTCGCGGCGACCGATCCGAACGACCACCCGGCTGCCGCGCGCGAGCCCGGCGAGCCGCTGGTCCTCGGGGGTCTCGACGACGTCCTGAAGCTGGGCGGTCGGGGCCGGCATGCCCGGGCTCTGGACCGGCATCTCGGCGGGCGCCTGGGCGGTCGGGGCCGGCATCGCCCCCACCGGCGGAGCCGCGGGGGGCATCTCGGCGGGCGCCTGGGCCTCGACGGTGGGCTCCTCGGCGGGAGGGAAGGTCGGGGCCATCTGGGCGTGGTAACGGGCCCCACGGCTCGCCGCCTTGACCAGCTTGGCCGACAGGCCGAGCCCCTCGGGCGCCTCGCCGAGCCCCTCGGGCTCGGGCGGTTCGAGCGATTCGTCCTGCGCGCGGATGAGATCGAAGCCGCCGCCCGGCTGAGCCTTCAGCTCCCAGACCCGGTGGGCCTGCCGGTCCATGATCTTGCCGTCCTTCTTGTAGAAGTCCTGCTGGACTTCCTCGATGGACGCGTAGTGCCGGGTGGAAGGTTCGAGGGCCGCAGCGGTCGCGGCCTCCCGCTTGCGCTGCCGCTCCGCCGCCTCAGCGATGCGCGCGAACCCGTCTTCCGAAAGGCCGAGCTTCTGCGACATGGTCGTCATCCTTCTTGCTGATGTGGTCCTCGACCTGCTTGATCAGCTTGGCGAGGTCTGGATCGACTGCATCGACGGCCATCCGCTTGAGCAACCTGACGGCACCGCCGATGGCGGTGCGGTTGAGCGGGTTGTCGTAGATGGTGCGATCCATCCGTGAGGATTGCACGATAGCGCAGTTTGGTGCGGAATAATAGAAGCGGCCCAAGTCCTAGTCGCGGACGACCTCGCAGCACTCCTCCGGCAGGAACAGGACTCCGAACGTCACGTTGTCGGTGAGGCGGCAGAACCGGATGTACTGCTCGGGGGTGAGCATTTCCATCGCGACGTCCCAGCCCAGCACCTCCGTCTCGGCCCAAGGGCTCCCGTAGATGGCGGCCAGCTCGATGTGCGGCTCCTTCGTCTCGACCCAGACGACCTCACCGATGAAGTGGCGGGTCCAGGAGTCCGGGCGGTGCGAACGGACGATCCGGACCCGCATCATGTGTCGTCCTCCTGGTCAGCGAGCCGGTCAAGGTGGGAGCCGTCGATGACGACGAGCTGCTTGGTCCAGCGGGTCGACTTCGGGAACCGGTCGGCCAGTGCATCAGCGGTCAGCTCGCCGCGGGGTCGATCGACAAGGATGAGGGCGTCGCCGCGGATCGGGCACGAGCAGATCCCCTTCGTCCGGAACTTGTCGACCACGTAATACTTGGGCCGCCCACCACGTGTGATCGTCGAGACGTCCACGATCGAACACGCATGCGCCGCGCACACGTACTTCCGCTTCCAGTCCGGCCACGTCATCCCGAAGAAGAAGGCGAGCCAGTCGTGCAGCGTGTGGTACGTGACCCCCAGGGCCGCCTCGAAGCGGGCGAGCACGTCCCGGCCCTCCGCGTTCGACGACCAGTCGAATGCCTCCCGGCCCGCCTGGATGATGATGGATGTGATGTCGTCGTTGCGCTCCGCCTGAAGCTGGAGGGCGCGGAGACGGCCCCCGAACTTGTCCCGGCAGGTCGGGCAGAACTTGTCCGGCTTGTTCTTGAGGGCGACCAGCGAGGTGGCCCGCATGATGAAGCGGGCGCCGCAACCGGGCGTCAGGCAGCGGGCCGCGAACTCCTGGGTACGGCGGGCCCGTCGGCATGCCCGACAGTACGCGTGGTTCTTGCCGGACGGGGGGTTGCTACACCCTTCCGTCCGGCAGAGCCGTGCAGCCGAAGCGACCATCCCCACCCATCACTCCACGATGCAGAGGATGTCGGCCTCGCGGATCATGACAAACTTCTCGCCGTCGAGCGCGACATCGACGCCGGTGTAGTCGCCGAGCACCACGACGTCCCCGACCTTGACGGTGAGGGGGACACGCTCCTCCCCTCGCATGTGGCCAGGCCCAACCGCCATCACGACGGCCTGCTGGGACTTGTTGGTCGCCGACGGCGGGATGAACAGGCTCCCCACCTTCTCGTCAGGGGCCCGCCTGGCGACAAGAACGCGGTCGTACAGCGGCTTGATCTTCACTTCGATTCCTCCTCGGCAAGCGCCTTGTTCGACTCGGTCGTGACCCTCTCGATCTTGAGGTTCTGGAGGGCCCAGTTGATGACGGCGTCGGGTTCGGGGGCGACTCCGATCCTCCGGGCGTACTCGCGGAGCAAGACGGTCTCGTGGAAGACGCGGAGCACCTCGTTGGCGAGGTGGGGGTCGCTCCCCTGGAACCCGCTCGCCCGCAGCTTCTCGATGTGACGGACGGCCCAGTAGTCGGGGAAGGGCTCGAACGTCACGTCGTACTTGGCCATCGCGTCGACGATGCTGCGCTTGATCGCATCGCGCTCGATCCGCTCCTCGTTCGCCTCGGCCATCCGGAGGAGGCGGTCACGCCACACCTTGACGTTCGGGTAGCCGTACCGCTTGGCGATGGAATCGGGATCGGAGAGGACGGCGGCGTGGACGGTGTCGATGTGGATGTGGAGGTCGGTCTTGACCCCATCGATCTCGACCGTCAAGACCTTCCGGTCCTTCGCGGACGCGCCGATGAGCTGGTCGGCGTACTGCGTGCTGGCCGGCCAGGCCCCCACGTTCGGCCTCGGAATGATGTCGTCGGGAGACGGCTCCGTCATGGTCGTGTAGAGGGTGAGGTTGCGGGCGCAGCCCTGCTCCCACCTCCGCCCACCCCGAACAGCCGTCAGGCTCGCGACCATCACGGCATCGCCCGGCTCGACGGGTCCGTCCTTCTTGGCGCCGAGCGCCGGAACGCGAATGAGCACCTTGAGCCGCTCGTCGACGAACGCCTCCAGCTCGGCGGGCGTGCGGGTCACGACGGTCGGCTCGATCACCTTGACGTCGAAGTCGTCGGCAACCCCGTAGACCTCGGGGTACAGGAAGTAGCCGGCCGACAGGATGTAGTGGGCGGCCGTCTCGTCGGTGGCGGCCGCCTCCTTGAGGTCGACGTCGAAGAAGTAGAGGGCGTCGCGCCCGTTGCGCTCGACGACCAGCCGCTTGAGCAGCGAGTTGATGACGTCCTCGTAGACGTGGAGCTTGCCGCCCAGCACCATCTCGACCGCACTGGCCGGCAGCTTGCCCTTGCGGAACTTCCGGATCGTCTGGACGGCGGCGTTGCGCTGCTTGGCCGAGATGTCGCCCACCCCGTTGGCCGCCTGGAGGATGGCGTTGTACATGATGGCGCGGTTGGCCCAGTAGTAGGCAGCGAACCGGTCGTCCAGCACGTCCTTCGCGATCTTGACCGTCAGGGCGTGTGGGGTGGCCTTCGGGCGCGCCCAGCAGTCGACCAGTTCGAGGTCGGCCCCCCAGTCCCGCTCAGCTACGGCATCCCCGTCCTCATCGGAATCGTCGGCATCGACGGCATCCCCCACGCCATCATGATGGTGGCCTTCGGGATCGCCATCAGGCTGGACGCCAACGTCAGGCACACCCGTCCCGTCTGCGGCACCCACACCTGCCACGTCGGCTCCGTCAGAATCGGGTACAGGGGCGGGATCGCCATCACGAACCACGGCCGCATCTTCCTGGTGAACAGGAGGAGCGGGTGCTTCCCCTCCGGCGTCTCGTCCACCGCCTGCTTCCACCACTTCGCGATCGGACATTTTTCTGGGCTCCTCAGCAGTTGTTCGAGTTCCCAACCCTCTTCGCTCTTGACCTCGACGCAGAAGGGGAAATCGGTTGCGGTGGTGACGATGTCGCCGGCCGCGTTGAAGTCGTCTCGGACTTGCTTGGACCGCCCCCACCCCCCGGACGAAGGGGTCCGCATCCACTCGCCCGACCCCCACCAGGCCGCCAGCATCTTGGCGACCTCCCGCTCGTTCGAGTTGCCCTTCCGCTTGGACCGCTTGCCGGCCGCCACCCGCTTGGGGTCCTTCACGCCGGCCGCCCGATCTGCCCGTCCCGGTAGAACGTCTGGAGGAGGGCGGCCCGGTCGTGCAGGATGACGGGCGGGTTGACCCGCCTGGTGTCGTAGTAGACGACCCCCTTCTTCATCTGAGCCTCGTAGATGTCGAGCGCCTGGTCGACCGCCTTGGCGTGTACGGACCGGCCGTACCGCTGCTGGATGGCCTTGGCGTCACCAAAGAGGTCGAGGCCGGTCGGCTTCTTGGTCGCCGGGTCCAGGAAGGCGACGCGAACGGGTTGGATCTTCATGCGCTACCCCTCGATGACGGTCGTGTCGTCGTCCCTCTTGGTAGCCGTCCAGACGGCGTCGGCGGTCAGGAGCGACGATAGAGCCTGGTCATGCCCGACTAGCACGACTGTGTCAACCGTTTCCCGGATGCGCTCGCAGAACCGCACGACCCCCTCGATCGACCGCTCGTCCATGTAGGTGGCGGCCTCGTCGAGCAAGAGGAGGTTGGTACCGGACCCCTGGCTGGCCGCCAACTCCCAGAACGAGCAGATGAGAGCGAGGACGATCCGCTCCTTCTCACCCCCCGAGTACAGGCGGATCGGCACCCCCGTCTTGCGTGCCTCCTCGACGGCCATCTCGAACTTGAAGATGTAGTCGTCGGCAGTCAGGTCGGCCGCCTTCTTCTTGACCGCCTCTTTCTTGAGGCGGAACGGGTTGATGACCACCCGGGTCGACCCACCCGTCAGGCAGTCGAGGTGGCGGGCGAGCGCGTCGTTCAGGAACGTGGAACCCGTCGCGAACTTCATCTGCTTGATGCGCGGGAAGTGCTTGGCCAGCCACCCCCACTCCTGGCCGTCCAGGTTGACCTGAGCGAGCTGGTGTTCGCGGTCGACCCGTTGGGCGGCGATCCGATCGCGGTCGGCCTGGCGGGACTCGTAGAGCGTGACAGCCGCCTTCGCGTCGGCCTGCTCGGTCTCCCAGCGGCGGCGGTCCTCGACCATCTTGTTGCGTGCCGCCGTCAGGCCCGCCGCCTGACTGTTGCCCGCCTCCTTCTGGTGGTGCTGGGCGGTGGCGGTCAGGTTGGCCTTCTCGGCCTCCAAGCCGAGCACGTCGGTCATGATCTGCTTGATGGCCGCCTCCGTCCCCTCGACGGTGGCGGCGACCTCGGCCTGGATGCGGGCCGTCTGGTCGACGCGGGTCTGCTCGATGATGGCCAACTCGCCGGCAACCATCCGCTCGGCAACGTCCACACCCCCGAGCGCCGCCCGGACGAGGTCGGCCTGTTCGTCCTTGTGGCGCGCGAGCGTCTTGTCATCCAGGACGCTCCCGCATGATGGGCACTTGCCCGCGCCCGGCAGCATGCCGGTCAGCCGGAGGTTCTCGGAAGCGGCCAACGCGTTTGCGTTGGCGAGGGCCTGGCGGAGTCGATCCAACTCCGGGGTGGTGGTGGGGAGGGCGGCGATCCTCGTGCGAGCCAGATCCTTAGCTCGTTGCATCTCGGACTGGAGGGTCTGGACCTCCAGGGTCTTGGCGTGGATGCGCTGGATGATGGCGGTGACCTGCTCGTTCGCTTGCCCAGCAGCCGCCATGTGGGCATCGGCGACGGTGCGGACCGCCTCGATCTGGCGGTCGTGGTCCCGGATCAAAGCGTCGATCGTCTCGATCTGGTCGGCCGCCCCCTTGACCCTCGCGCGAGCAGCCTCGATGTCGCCGATGACGATCCCGTTCTCCTGGATCGAGAGGGTCGCGATGGCCGATTGGATAGTGGCGGCCTGCTGGCGGAGGATGGCGGCCTGCTCCTTGGCACGCGTCTCGGCATCGTCGTAGCAGTCGAGTCGCATGAGCCGGGTGAGGATCTCCTCGCGGTCCGAGTCCTTCCCGCGGATGAAGGCGAGGGCCTGGTCCTGGGCGACGTAGCAGGCGTTGCAGAACGTCCCGTAGTCGACGCCCGCCACCTCGACGACTCGCCGCCACGTGTCGGACATGCGAGCCATCCGGAGGTCCCGGCTGTCCGGACCCTTCTGGATCCACTCCGTCCCGTTCCACCACTCGAAGTAGACGGTCGTCCCCGCATACCCGCCGGCCGCCTCCTGGGCGGACGGACCTACCAGGAGGCCGGGGCCATCCCAGTTGCGGAGGTAGGCGACCCGGTAGTGGTAGGCGGCCTGCTCGAACTCGACGACCCCGAACGCCTTGCCGAGCGTCTTGTTGACGACGTCGTTCTCCGTCACATCAGCGGCGCCGTCCCGCTTGGGCGACGTACCGAACAGGACTTCGCAGATCGTGTCAAACAGGCTCGACTTCCCCGCCCCCACCGGCCCCTGGAGCAGGACGATCCCCTGGCCGGCGAGCGTGATGTAGTCGTGCTCGCCGTACGCGAAGAAGCCGGTCGGGTTGACGCGCAGGAGCCTCATTCCTGCACGTGGGGGCCGGCGTTCATGTAGGCCAGCATCCGGCTGACCGCTTCGTCCATCCGGTCGAGCGGGATGTTGGCATTGTCGAGGATGCTGTCGAACGCGCTGTCGGGGATCTCGCGGAACTCCTGTTCGCTCGGGTGCATCGAGGTCGACTCGGCGAGCCCGCGCGTCAGCTTCACGCAGAACGCCCCCAGCTCCTTGGACCGCCACAACTCGTTCCGGAACCGACCGTCCGTGATGACGACAGGCGGGGCGAGGGTCGGAAACGGATCGATCTGGGCGACCTCGTAGGCGTACGCCCGGTCCGCGATCCGCTCGAACGCGCTATCGACCCAGACGTTCCGGTAGAGCCTCCGGCCCCACTCAGTTCCAAGGGTCTGGAGAGCAATACGGGCGTTGAGATAAGGAGGGTACTCGGTTGGACAGTAAGTGCCGTCGTTTAGGAGTCGAGTACACGCCCAAGGGTAGTGTCCCCCTATAGGTTCTACACCGTCGGGCCGCCGCAATGCCCCCATCCCCATGCCGCAGCTCAGGCACACGCCTCCTATCGGATAGCTAGGCTCCTGGCGCTCCCGTTTCTCGCTCGGCCCGAAGAGGTCTTCGTCGGTCAACTTCGGAAACGCGATCCGCACCATCTGCTTGATGGGGGCGGCAAACGAGTCCTTTGCGTACCCGTGGTTCGCGACCAGGATGTCGCCGACCGTGTCCTTGCCGGACCCCTTCACACCGAACAGTACGATCGTACTCACCAGTCCCTCCTCGCCCGCACGGCGGCCTGCCGGCTGTTCGCCGCCTTCTGGGCGGCCATCATGACGTCGAAGTCGTCCGGGATCCGATCGGCCAACCGGATGAGGATCTCGGCCGCTCGCTTGGCATCGGCGAGGGCGCAGTGCTGGTTGACGAGCGGGACGCCCAGGTGGGCCGCCACCGTCCCGAGCTTACGGTCCGGTAGACCGCCGAGCAGCTCACGGGCCCACACGAGGACGTCGACCCAGTCGACCTCGTAGCGGAGGGCAGGGACACGCTCGCGGAAGATCCGTTCGAGTTCGGGCGACAGGTACCGCCGGACGTGGCCCTGCAAGAATGAGCGGTCGAACACCTCGTTGTAGGCGACGGGGTGACGCCCGGCCAGCATCTCCATCGCATCACAGGCGACCTCCGCGAACGTCGGTCGTCCATGCACCATCGCGGCCGTCAAGCCCGATGCAGCCGCCGCCTCCGGGCTGAAGGGGACGCCCGGGTCGATGAGCCAGACGTGCTCGGCCGTCATGACTCCGCCGTCGAGCAGCACGGCCGCCAACTCGGCGATCCCATCCCGGTGCCAGGACAGTCCGGTCGTCTCCGTGTCGATGACGACCAAGGGGACGTGGTGGATCCAGTGGGCCATCAGCGATCGGCCGCCCGTTCCTTCGCTCGCGCGGCCGCCTGACCGAACGTGTCGGCCAAGTCCTCGACGGTCTCGACGTGAAGGACGAGGCTGGCGGTCGTGTTGACCGACCCGGCGGTCCGGATGGTCAGGTCGAAGCAGCCGTCATCCCGCTCGGTCAACGCGTACGAAGCTCCGGTCCTCGGCGACGTCCACGCCCATGTCGCCCGACCCATCTGCTGCGTCATCATCAGAACAGCCCTCCCTTGCTGACCGGTTCGGCGCCGAGGGCCGTGTGGGCCTTGGCGACCAGGCGGGCCTCGTCGAACCCGCTCGACGTGCTCCGGATGTAGGAGACGGCGTCGTCGATGGGAGTGGAGGAGGCCGTGATCGTCGGGATGAAAGCGGGGACCTCGTGGTCGAAGCGGCGGTGGACCCGGACCTTCCTCGCCCCCTCGAAGTGGAGGCGGACGCGTGCATCTGGGATGCCGCGCAACTCGACGGCCCGCCCCTTGATCGTCGCGATGACGATCGAACCCACGTACTTGGCGGGGTCGGGCCACTCGTTTGGGTTAGTCGTGAGCGGAACGGTCGCGAACCAGGGACCACCCCCCTCCACGCGCGTGACCTCGATCGAGGTGCCGTGAGCGTTGTGGAGCTTGACGTCGAGGAAGCCGCGCCAGTCATCCGCGTCTGCCTCGGTGAGCCGCATGGTCGCGCCCACGTAGCCGCCGGTCGTCCGGGTCAATCGGAACTTCTGGGGGATGTGGACATCACCGCCGAGCACCACGTCCCAGCGGGGGTCGTCGAGGTCGGCGAGCGACACGACCCCCTCGTCGATCTCGACCAACCCCTTGGCATCGAAGCAGCCGCCCCGTACGAGCCCGTGGAACGCGAACACGTTGAACCCTCGACCCGGCTCCACCAAGAACTTGCTGGCGTCGTACTGGAAGCCGGCGGGCAGCGCATGCAGGACCCACGGGTCACGCGTCTGGCTGAACGGGTAGCTGCCGGGCTTGTCGATGACCTGCACGTTCGGGAGGACGTCGCGGAAGATCCCGACGGTCGTGTACGTGTTGCCCGCGTCGACCGACTCGGAGTAGCGGTCGTGGTTGCCGACCAGGCAGACGAGCTGGCCGCTGTGCCGCCGCTGGATGTCGGCCATCTCGCGGAGCTGACGGTCGGCAAGGGCGCGGATGTGATCCTTGGGCTGCCGGGCGCGAAAGCGGTCGCCCAGGAACAGGACGACGTCCGGGCGGTGCTCGATGGCGTACTGGCAGAGGCGATAGCCGACCCGCTCGAAGTCGGCGAGTTCGAGGAGGGGCCAGGTCTGGCAGTAGTGGAAGTCGGCGAACGCGAGGATCCTCATTTCGGTACCGGGATCTCGAACCGACCCTCCCCCGGTTCCTCCTTCGCTGAAACCTCGATCTTGCTACCGTCCGGGTGATGCCACGCGACCGACATGATGGCCGCCAGCACCACGTCCTCGCCGGCCAACCCGAGCAGTTCCGTCTCCGCGAACAGCAACTCCTGCTTGGCCCGCTGGACCCGATTGGCGGCGGCGACTAGCCGATCGAGCTTGTTGGCCCTTGCGGCCGCTCTTGCAGCGGGATCAACCGGTGTGGGCGCAGGCGGAGTAGTCGGGTCCGGCCGTGCGGGGGGTGCCTTCGAGCGCTTCGCATTCATCGCGTCTGCACCTGGTAGTGGGGGAAGCCGAGCCACGGATCTGGTCCGCTCGGTTCCAACGTCTCCGCGTAGAAGGTCGATGACCTCAAGGACCCGTCCGCCAGGAACCATAGGCACCGCACGAACTGGGTGACCTCGCAGGCTCGGGTGTCATCCTCGTTGACGTGGTAGAGGACCGTCATGGCCGGCCCACCGCCCTTGAGACGGACAACGTCCCCGGTCTTCATTGACCCCTCGGCTTCGCTTCGAGTCTCGCGCGGACCTCCGTCATCACCTGCTGGGTGGTGTGGTCGAGGATGCTGTTGGCCGTCTGGGTGATTCGCGCGTCCAGACGCGTTCGCACCTCTTCCCAAACACGCTCGCGAAGCTCTGCGACCAGACCCTTCCGCCGAGCATCGTCCGGCTTCATCAGCTCCTCGCTGATCTCTGCGAGGATCTTGTGGATCACCACCTCGATGGGACGATGGATCCACTGCGACTTCAGGTGACCGAGGAGGCTGGACCGCACGGTCTCTCGAAACTCAGTCTTGTCCTCGTCGGTCAGCGCGCCGAACGCCATCGCCACCAGACCAGGGGCCATCCGATCACCGAAAACGGTGACCACCGCCGCCATGAGGTTCATGGTCGTCTCGTGCAGAGTCATCCCGGCCCGGATCTTCTCGGCCTCCTGGTCGCGAAGCTGCTGGAGCTGCCACTCGTCCATCACGGCACCTCCAGGAAGTCGGGCGTGTCGGCCAGCTTGTCACACAACTTTCGTACCTCAGCGTTGCTCTCGTAAGCGTGTTGCGAGATGGACTCGCGCAACAGCCGCCGCTCCATCCTCGACAGCCGCACGCCGTACAGCGCGTGCTCCTCGAACACCGCCCAGCACTTCGGCCAGAGGTCCCGGACGATCTTGCCGATCGCCTGCGCGTACAGGCGCGTCTCCCACTGGACATCGGGGCGAAGCCGGAGGTTCAAGAACTTGAACCAGTTGAGCATGCACGCCTTGAGCCGCACCTTGGTGTACTGGTTGAGCGGCAGGTGAATGCGGGCCAATTCGCTCGCCATCCCGGTCGCGACCGCATCCTCGTACATGGTGCGGTCCGCCTTCGCCTCCGCGCGCCACGCCGCCACCCACGCCTCCTGGATGTCGGGGTCGAGCGGTTCGGCGGACCCCTGCTTGTTGGCCGTCCCCTTCTTCCGCACGCGATCGGCGGTCGGAACGTAGAAGAGGTCGGGCATGGTGGAGTAGCGGCCCGAGAACTCGTTTCGGCTGGTGTGCGCGTGCATCGTCTCGTCGATCGTCTCGACCGTGATCTCGACGCCCGCTTCATCGCGCGCGACCGTCCGGTGGCGGTCGAGCTGGCGGAGACAGAAGATCGGGAGCTGAAGCTCGACGACCAGCTCGTTGGCCTCGAACGGGGTGGTGTGTTGATCCCTCCAGAGCCGCTCACGGAGCCGATCGTCGGCCGCGACGTCGACACCCGTCTCCTTGTCGGTCGACATGCGCGCCGACTCCAACGGGCCGTTGTCGTCGCCCATGTGGTCGATGTAGCGGATGTAGCCGTGGTCGAGCACCCGGTACTCCTGCTCGATCGTGACGCTCGTGTCCTTCATGTCGCCTCCGTCGCGTACATCCGGGTTCGCACCGCAGCCTCGACACCACCCAGCACCTCGGGGCGGGCCTCCAGGTAGTCGGCCACGTTGTCGCGCCCCTGCCCGATCCGCTCGCCCTGGTACGAGTACCAGGCGCCCGACTTCTCGATGATGCCGTACTCGGCGGCCAGGTCGACGACCTCGCCGGCCCGCCAGAACCCCTTGCCGAAGACCAGGCGGGCATCGCACTTCTGGAACGGCGGAGCCAGCTTGTTCTTGACGACCTTGAGGAAGACCTCGTGGCCGGCGACTTCCTCGCCCCGCTTGAACTTGCCGGTCGGACGGACGTCGACCCGGACGGACGCGTAGTATTTGAGCGCCTTGCCGCCGGGCGTCTCTTCGGGGCTGCCGTACCCGTGCATCCCGATCTTCATGCGGAGCTGGTTGATGAACATGAGGAGGGTCTTCGCCTTCGACACCTTGGCGGTGAAGCGGCGGAGCGCTTGGTTCATCATGCGGGCCTGGAGACCGACGTGCTGGTCGCCGATCTCCCCCTCCAACTCGGCCTTCGGCGTCAGGGCTGCCACGGAGTCGACCGCGATGAGGTTGATGCCGGCCGCGACGAACGGCTCCATCACCTCGAAGACCTGCTCGCCGTAGTCCGGTTGGCTGACGAGCAGCTTGCTGACGTCGACACCCAGGGCCTTCGCGTAGGTCGGGTCGAACGAGTGCTCGGCATCCAGCAGGGCGGCCGTTCCACCGAGCCGCTGGCACGAAGCAATCGCGTGGAGGATGAGGGTCGTCTTCCCCCCACCCTCCGGACCATACACCTCGACGATGCGGCCGAACGGCCAGCCACCACCCAGCGCCTTGTCGAACCCGAGCAGACCGCTCGGGCAGACCTCGTGGGAAAAGCTGGCGATCCGGTCGTTCAGCCGCATGACAGTGCCGGAGCCGTGGGCCTTCTCGACCTCCGCGATGGCGGCCTCGATGGCCTTGTCGCGGCTGGGGAGCCGAAGGTTCGGGATGTTGGGACCAGGTGGTGCGGCCACCTTCTTGGCCGGTCCCTCCGTCCCCCCGGGCTCCCCAGGCTCCGGCGCTCGCCTCACCATGTCTGCCTACGCCCCTGGCTGGGATCCTCCGGGACGGGCGGTCCAGGCGGCGTCGAGGTCGGTGGCGACGTCGGCGGGGCGCCGGGCACCGGCGGCGGTGAGGTGGCAGGCGGGGCGCCCAGCACCGGCGGGGCCGAACGGCCGATCGGCGGCGCCGACATGGGGGGCGCCGACGTCGGGGGGACGGCCGGGGGTGCGCCGGGTGTCGGGGCCGACACGGGCGGACGACCGAGGCCGACAGGCGGGGTCGACGGCACACCCGGGGTCGGGGCCGACGTCGGGGGCGGGACGTACGGGGGCGAGGCCGCGGTCGTGGGGGGCGAGGCCGGGCCCGGCTGGGCGACGACTTCCTCGCGGGTGAGCGTGAGGCCCGCCTTGTTGACGTGCTCGTCGTAGCCGAGCACCTGCATCTCGGCCGAAGGGTCGGGCATGGCCGAGTAGTTGGTCAGGTACTCGATCCACTCGGGCGCGAACGTCGGGCCTGCCGCGTCGTCGACGGTGTAGCGGGCCTGCTCCAAGCCGTTGCGGGTGTCGCGCGTGATGACGATCTCCATCCCGGCGGTCGGGTCCCAGAAGCGCTTGCGGTTGTTGTGCTTGCCCTCCAGGGCTTGCTGGACGGTCGTCCCGCTGAACAGCAGGGTCATACGCGTCTCTTCCGGCTCCCCCTCCTGGAGGGTGCGGCGGCGCATCATCTTGTCGATGTCGAAGACGACGTAGATGAAGCGGTCGCGCGGCGACCACGCCGAAGCGATCTCCTGCTTCTCCTTGATCTTCGTCCCCGACCCCGACAGCTCCTTGTAGAGGGCGTTCTGCTCGCGCTTGAGCTTGCCCCGCGTCTTCTTGACCGACTCGTCGACCGGCATGCGACGCTCGCGGAACACCACCTCCCACTCGGCGTCGTAGTCGCGCCACTTGCGATCGGCTTCGTCGCAGCTCGGGCACAGGTCGTCGCGGACCCGCAGCCCCAAGGTCGTGTGGCACTTGACGCAGTTGGCGAACACGCCGATCGTCCCGCACTCCGGACAGGCCACCGGCGCGAAGATGACGGGGGCGCCGTACTTCTCGGCGTAGTAGGTGTTCATCTTCTTCTTGCACAGCGTGGAGACCCGATCCTTCCCCCCGCCCATGTAGTGGTGGTAGGTGGGCATCCAGTACGTCCGGGTGCTCGGGGCGATGACGCCCCGGAACATGTCCCAGATGGCGGGGTTGTACAGGAGGAACTGGAGGTGGTTGGCCTCCGTGGAGCCCTCCCGATAGGGTCGGAGACGCTGCTGGTTGACCGAATAGTTGCGGCCCCCTCCACCCCTCTGCTGACGGTCCTCTTCAACTGCTGCCGGTACGTTGTATTCGTCCATCTTGGCCTCACTTTCTCAGAATCTCGGCGACTTTCTTGGCAATGTCTTCGATCGACAGGCCGAGCGTGTTGCGCCGGGCCTTCTCGTTTTCGGCAGACTGACGGAGCAGGAAGCCCCGATCGCGGAACGCTTGCGTGGCCGCCCCCAGCAGATCGCGCGACCGCTCCAACTGGATGCGGCGGCGGGTCGCTTCCTCGACCCAGACGGGGTCGTCGCCGTGCTGATAGGCGAAGATGTCGGCCATGAAGGCGGCGTAGTGGGCGTCGTAGGCGGCCTTGTCCTCTTGGGCGAGCCGCATGACGGTCGCGCGTGACTCGAACGACTCGATCATGTAGCCGAGGAACGACAGGTCGGCGAGCCGCTGGCGCTGGTCAGCCGCGCGGGCCTCGCTGTAGAGCTGGAAGACCATGTCGCTGATGTCCTGCTTGGTCGCGTCCTTCCGGCGGATCCCCTGACCGACCAGGACGTACAGGGCGAACCGGCGGAGATGCGCCATGTAGGGCTCGTAGACCGTCTCGACCCACTCGGCCGCGATGGCGGCCTCATCGACGTGCCTGGCCGACCACCAGGCTTCCCGGCCGGCGTGCTGTTCGAGCACCTCGTTGGAGTCGGGCGTCCCCTGCCAGGCCAGCTCCTCGACGAGGTCGTGACGGGAAAGTCCTACGGCCGTCGGGACCGTCAGGATGAGGGCGTTGCCGGCCCCGAAATCGACGTCGACCGTTCGGGAGCGCTTCACGATTCACGCCTGGGTACGCGGGTGACCGCGTGAGCCCGTCGCAACAGGATGATCTTCTCGACCTTGCCGCACTGCGGGCAGCGCCACCGCTCGACCCGCTCCGTCTCCCCCCAGATCCGGCTGACCAGTCGCATGAATTGATCGCCTCCACATCGAGCGCACGGCAGCCCCATACCGATCCATGAAGGTCGCCACGTCACCCTGCACCAAGTCGCCCATCCGGTTAGAGGGAGGCCACCCTACTTGGTTGGCGAAAATGTGTCAACACTTTTTTCTTCCCAGACGAACCGGGCGTACATCGTGTCGAGCGCGATGCGATCAACCCGTCCTTCCACGAGCTGGACGAGCCCCCGGTACAGCCGCTCGATCGTCCCGTCGGCGAGATGACTGGCGTTCGCGACCAGCTTGTCGGCCGGCAGGTGGCTCATGGCAGCCCCCCGCCAACCCGTCCGGAACACGACGAGGTCGCGCCCAACCCGCAGCATCGCATCGGCGATCTCGTGGGCGGTGAACCCACGGCCCATCACGTCCGTGACGACCCGGACGTAGTAGGCGAGGTCGCGGGACAGCAGGGCATCGGCGAGGTCGCGGATCGACTCCGAGTCGAACCCGAGCACCTGTTCGACGTCCCGGATGTCCGACGGGCCCAGAAGGGCGACCCGATCGAGCAAGTGGAGGGCGTCACGGACGGAGCCGCGCGCCTCCCTGGCGATGAGGGCGAGGACGTCGGCCGTCAAGAACTCGCCCTGCCAAGACGGGTCGAGCTGGGCGTCCCGGGCAGCGGCCGCAAGCACCCGAACGATCGCGTCCTCGGCGACGGCCCGGAAGATGAAGGCGGACGATCGGCTCCGCACGGTGGTAAGCACCTTGTCCCGGTCGGTCGTGACAAAGAGGAAGACATTGTGGGGGACGGGCTCCTCGATGGTCTTGAGGAACGCGGCCCATGCCTTGCCCGAGAGCATGTGGGCCTCGTCGAGGATGAAGATCCGCCAGGTCCCCTCAGCAAGCACCTGGGCAACCACCTGCTGGATCGACTCGACCATCTCGACGCCCCGGTCGCTCGCGGCATCGACCTCGATGACGAGGGGGTGGCGGCCTTCCCGGATGTCCAGGCAGGACGGGCAGGACCCACATGGTATCGGGCAAGGCGCAATGCTCACGCAGTCCACGGAGGCACCGTGCCGCACCGGGCAGTCATCCGCATGACCCGTGCAGTTGAGGGCGGCGGCAAACAGGCGGGCGACCGTCGTCTTGCCCGATCCCGGCGGTCCCGAGAACACGTAGCTGGGGACCACTCGACCGAGCCGGACGGCCGCCTGGAGGATCCGGACGGTGGCGTCCTGGCCGACCACGTCGGCGAACCGGCGGGGTCGTAGGCGGGTTGCGAGGGCCTCGTAGGTCACGTCAGCTCCGACTGGAATACGGCCGGGTGCTGCCACTTCCATCCGCACGCACACGCCATCGCCATCTCCTGGTAGCGGGAGCACCGCCCGATCTCCGTCACGGCCCCGATCGTCACGGTCGGGGCTCGCTTGAGCGTCTGGTACTCGGTGGACAGGACGGGGTCGGGCCCATCGTTGAGCAGCTTCTTCTCGATCTGACCGCGCCTCTTGTCGCACGCGGGGCATTGATGGCTGGCGGTGTCGACGAACGACGGGACGTTCTCATCGCCCCACGACCGGCAGACCGTCAAGTCGGAACCGATCGGCACCCGCAGCGTGATGCTCGTACCATCGAGCGCGTGCTCCATCGACTCCTTCGTGATGTCGGCCATCACGTCCAGCTCGTCGTCGGGCACGAGGAAGCCGAGCGAGTCATGGATCTGGAGGACAGGCCGGCTCCGCAGTCCCCTGGCCTGGATGGCCCGCCAGATGAGGACGAGGGCGTAGTCGGTGTAGTCGACGGCGGACGACTGAATCTCGAAGTTGAACGCTTGCCGGTACGCTTCAGCGATCCGCATCTCCCTGGATCGCCGCTCACGCGCGTAGCAGCACGCCGCGAGCTTGTCGCACTCCACACAAGACGTCCGGCCACCAACAGGCGTGAGGTACTTGGGGTTCTTGAGGGCCCGCACCTGCGCGGCCACATCCGATGTCCGGAGCCCCTCGTACGGCAGGTCATCGCCCCGGTAGCCGAGGTCGTACCAGAGCGACGGACTCTGACGCCCGAAGCACTTCCACCGATCATCACGAGGGCGGAGCAACGCGAAGTCGGAGTTGGGGAGCTGGAGCTGGGCGTCAGGCAAGCGGCGCTTCCGGCCGAACATGTTGCGGACGAACCCGTCTCGCTTGGCATCCTGGTGGGACCGCTCGATCGATGCCTTCAGGCCCCAGTGGACCTGGAAGTAGGAGTCGAGGAAGCCGCGCGCCTCGACCTTCGCCTTGTCCTTGTCGGGCCAGATGTCGGGGAACTCCGACACCATCATGACGGCGAGCCGCTCCTCTTCACCCCCGTAGATGGAGAGGAAGTTGATGTTCTTCGAGATGGAACGCTTGGGCTTGTGCTGCTTCTTGACGTACTTGATCGGGTCCTGACCCTCCGGGATCTCGATCTTGAACATCCGGATGGCTGTCGCGGCGTGAGGGTCGTATCCGGGCCCCCCGTTGCAGAACCCGTCGACCGCAACTCGATCGTCCGAGACATGGGCGGCGATCCGCAACTCGATCTGGCTGAGGTCGCGGAACATGAACGACCACCCCGGCGGCGCCTCGAACAACCCCTTGACCGAGTCGCCCCCCTTCTCCTCGCGAGGTAGCAGGACGACGAGCCGCTCGGTCCACCGACCCGACACGGTCGTGTGGAGCTTGTAGTCCGGGTAGTAGCGGTCGCCGACGAGCAGGTTGCGCAGGCCATCGACGTACGTGCCCTTGAGCTTGACGAGCCGGCGGTGCCGCTGGATCAGCTTGATGATCGGGTGGACCGTTTCCAGGGACGCGAGCGTCTCCTTGTCGGTCGAGTAGTACCCGTTCTTGCCTCGATCGCCGATGGGGGTCAGGTGGAGCTTGTCGAACAGGATGACGGAGAGCTGCTCGGGGGAGCCGGGGTCGAAGTCATGGCCGGCTCGCTCGATGATCTCGGCGGTCAGGCTGGTCAACTCCTCCCCGATCTCCCGGCTGACCTGGTCGACCTTGGCCGTGTTGGCCGGCACGCCCGTCACCTTCATCTCGGCGACGGCGTCCAGGACCGGCATGATCGTGCGGATGTAGAGGGGCCAGAGCCCTTCGTCCTTCAGGCGAGCCTCGAACAACTTGACGAGCCGGAAGGTGTAGTAGGCATCGGCGCACCCGTAGGGCGCGAGCGTGTCGAGCGGGACGTAGTAGTAGCGGCCGAGGTGCTGGTCGTAGAAGTCGAGCGCACGTTCCAGGTCGATCTCGTACTGGTGGGCCTTCGGATCGATGTAGGTGCCGGCGCAGACCTTCAACTTGTGGACCGACTCGCTGCGCGTCTCATCGAGGAGGGCGTGCGCCATCATGCCGTCCGACTGGAAGCCGGGCACCCGGATGCCGAAGCAGTTGCGCATCCAAGTCACATCGAACGTGCCGTTCCAGGTGAACCGATCCTTGCCCGGGTCCTCCAGCTCCCGCTTGAGGTCGGCGACGACCCGGTCGAACAGGCATGACCTCTTGGATGACCGCTTCAGGAAGGTGTCGCCATCGGGGTTGCGGTAGAGGGGGAGGTAGGCGGCCGTGCTCTCGTTCCAGCAGAACGAGATGCCGATGACCTTCTCGTCCCGGCCGCCGACCTCGACGAACTCGGTGTCGTCGCTCTTGCCCTTCCCGCGGGTCGGGTGGGTCGTCTCGATGTCCCACGCGTACTCCCTGGCACCCGCCAGGCTGTCGAACAACCAGTTGACGTCCGCCTCGGAGGTGCAGAGGCGGAACTGGACGTTCCGGGGCGCAGGGCGCGGAGCTAGACCGAGCATTGCCTACTGAACGGCCGTGTTGGTGATCTTGCTCCACCGCCGGAGCTGCTCGTACTGGCAGCCCTGATTCGAGCACTCCAACCACTGGGTCACGACCAAACCGGTCCCCTCTTCGCGGGCGACCTTGAAGTTGGCCTTCCGGCAGACCGGACACTGCACGTCCGTCGCCATCCCGACCGTCGACGGCGGGGGCTCGATCGGCGGGGGCTCGACCGGCGGGAGGATGATCTCGACCTTCGCGCCCGTCATCGGGCAGATCAACTGGAAGGCGGCCCCAACCTTGGGGTCCCAGGCGGGCACCCCGTCGGCGGCCGTGAAGGTGTGGACCCCGTTGCACGCCGGGCAAGGATCCTGCTGGGTCATCTCGTACTCGCGCCGCATCCTTCGTCTCCCTTCGCTGAGCCGGTCGTACTCCTGACAGGCCAGGCACATCCGGTCGGGTGAGCACGGCGGATCGGGGTCGGATCGGACCAGTTCGGCAACTGGACGGCCCGACAGATCCAGGGTCGCCCGCCTACGCCGCGTCTTTGCCGACGACATGAGCCTCGACGATACGGTCGCCGAACATCTCGGCGATCATGTCGGCGACCTCTTCGGCCCGACCCTGCACCCGGACGGCCGCAATGAGAGGGCCGGTGTGCTCACGTTCGACCTCGGCGGGCTCGACCTCGGCGGGCTCGACGGCAAGCGGAGCGGCCTTGGGCGGAGCGGCCTTGGGGGCGTCGGCCTTCTTCGTGGGCGGAGCGGCCGGCACGGGTGTGGGGGCAGGGGCGGGCTCCACGGCCTCGGGCGGCTCGTCCTCGACGGGGACGGGCGGGGGCGGTTCGATCGTGGGGGCGGCCGGGGCAGGCGCTTCACACCACTCCGGCTTCTTCTTCTCGATGAGGGTGATGAGGGTCGTCTGCCGCTTCTTGAAGAGATCCTGCTCGGTGTAGCCGAGCGCCAGGCAGAGCTTGGCGAGCTGGTCGCGATCGAACGCCCGCCACCCTTCCGGCGGCCCTCCCGCCACCGACACGGCCGACGCGGCTGCCATGATGGCGTCGGGCATGGGGGCGGACGGAGGGACGAGCGGAGGGGCCGTTCCAACAGCCTCGGGGGCGGGGGCGGCCTCAGCCTCCGGCGCAGTCGGGGGCGGGGGCGGGGGCGGAGCCGCCTTGGCCTGCTTGATGGCCATGATGGCGTCGTACAGCTCGGGGGGAACGGGGTAGGGGGTCCCGTCCGCCGGCTTGACCAACCCGGTCAGGAAACGGTCGCGGACCCCCTGGATGCCAGCCCGCTCCGCCCGGTAGATCGCACAGGCGATCTGCACGCGGCACCCCCGGCACGGGTAGACGTTGTTCCTCTTGTCGAAGAAGTCGAAGTCGATCTGCGTGAAGCAGGACCCGATGTGCTGGTTGAGCAGGGCGGCTTCGTAGGTCGAGCCCGCCATGCTGTTGATGTCGGACACGACTTGAGGGGTCATCGCCACATGAACGGTCATTTGGAAATCGCTCCTAGCATGAGTTGGGGTCAGACAACCATCAGGGAGAGGAGGGCACGAAACGGCCCATCACGTAGCCGGATGGCCTTCTGACCGAGCGCCAACTGGACGGTCTCGCCACTCACGGCGGCCAGCGTGCTGATCAGATCCTTGATGTTGCATGTCCCCGACCACGGTTGTGGCGTCATCGACTGGCCGAGGAACTTCTCCGATGCGGTCGCGGCCCGCATGGACGACCGAGTCGTCACCTCGAAGATGGTGTCGGGACCGACCTGCCCGACAACCGACAGGGAAACGTGTTCGTCTTCCTTGGCCAGCACGACGGAGACGGCCCGCAACGCTCCAACCAGATCGCTCGTACGGGTGATCGCCTCGATCACGCTGACGTCGGCGAAGAGGTCGTCGAACTGGCGGGTGAAGCCATCCCGGATGGGAGAGACGCGAAGGATCGTGTCGGACGACCGGAACAGCAACGAACCATCCGCTACCCCCCAGCCCGTCAATTCCCCGATGCGGGTGACCTCGACGGCCGAGTCGCGCGACATGCAGAAGCGCCCCTCTCCTGGGCAGACCAACCGGATGGCATGGATGTGGCGGCCCCGCTTCACCGACGCGACCAGCAAGCTGCCCGCTTGACGTTCGAGCAGGATGCCGTTCTGGTCGTCCTTCGTGATGATGGCGGCCGTCTTGATGATCGCGTCCTGAAGGCCAGCGGTGTCGAGCCATACGTCCGGCTCACGGATCTGCCAGTCGAAGGCGGCGTTCACAACCCGGGGGAGGCGCATGCGGAACTCGCCGTGGACCAGCATGACGGACGTGTCGGTCACACGCAGCTCGACGGGACGGTCGGAGTCCCGCTGGGTCAGCGCCTTGGCGAGGGGGTCGGCCTCGATGTAGACGACGGGCAGGTCGCCCTCGATCGGAACGACCGTCTGGATCCGGCAATCGAGCCCAACGGCCACGACGGACAGGACCCCATCACGACCTTCGAGCCGAGCGACGTCGCCAACGTGAGCCGCCTTCGTAGCGGCGACGTCGAACCGTCGGATGTCCGCAACCTTCACCATCCGTTCTTCTCCAGCAGGTTCTCGCGGATGGCGTGCAGGCGATCGAGACGCTTCTGGTGCTCCGCCTTGGTGGCGGCGATCATCCGGTCCCGTTGGCTGCGCAGCTTCCGGCGCTCGACCTGATCCGACTCCCGCGAGATCCGCTCCGCGTACCTCTCCTTGATGGTCGCGATGGCGGTGTCGCGCCGACGGATCACCTCGACCAGGTTGTGGACCAGCCGTTCCGCCTTGTCGCCGATCGAATCCATCACCCTCTTGCGTTCGGCGACCGCCCCCTTGTGCTTGGGCCGCCGACCCGTCATCGCGTACTCGGTGATCAACTTGCCCACGTCCTGGAGGGTGACGAACCGGTTGCTTCCGACCTGCACGGACGCGATGTGCCCGCGCTCGACGTGCTGGGTGATGGCTTGACGGGTGACACCCGCGATCCTTGCGGCGGCCGACAGAGAAACGAGCCCCTCGGCTAGCTTCTCGGCGGCTGCCAAAACCCTCGTGTTCGACATCCGGCCCTCACTCTAGTTCGAGGAACTGTAGCTCCCGCGTGTTGCACATGTCAAGCAATTTCCCAACCGACTCACCGGTAAGGCGATCGGGGTCCTTGATCCCTTCAGGCAGCTCCCCCACGTACGCCGGCACCATCGCGGCCGACAACTCCGCCACGATCGCGGCCGCCCGCTCCTGCTCCTCCCGGCGCGGCCGCCCGTCCGGACCGTTGTCAAGCAGGACGCAGACGGGTGCGTCGTAGATGCGGGAGAGGGTGACGATCTGGTTGAGCTGAGCGGGCGATGCCGACGACGTCGACAGCCCACCAGCGGGCAGCCCAAGCGTCCACATGCGAAGCGTGTCGAACTGGCCCTCCACGACGAAAATGCGCTCGGCCCACGCGACCCCCCGAAACCGCCAGGCGCCGTACAGGTGGCGAGCCGCAATGCCGTGGGGAGCCTGCTGGAAGCGGCTGCCGTGGTCCTCATCGGACATCCGACGCGCCGAGTACGTCGCGTACTCCCCATCCAACGACCAGTAAGGAAACACGAGGTAGCCACGGAACGGACCGGCGGCATCGTCGCCGAAGTGCAGGCCGAACGCCAGGGCGTCTTGCAGGCAGTAGCCCCGCTCACGCAGGTACGTGGGGAACCGCTGGCCCGACACGGCGACCAGATTGTCGGGGAAAGGGTTGACAGTTGGGCGGGCGGGCTTTGCAGCCTTGGTGCCGGGGTAGTCGTCGACGTCGAACGGGTTGGGTCGGTCGACCTTCGCGCACGCCTCCCGCCAGCCAACCTGCTCGACGAGCATGACGAGCCGAGCGATCTCCGTGCTCGACCGCCCGCAGGACGCCGCCTTGCACTTCCACTTGCCTGTCGTGAGGTTGAGGCCGAAGGATGGGTGGCCATCCTGGTGGAAGGGGCAGCGGACGTTGTACCAGCCCGACCCCCCGACCCTACCGCCCGGGATCTTCGACTGCGCCCACGCCAGGATATCGAACGCCATCAGCCCCGCCACCAAGGCCGGAACGCCAGGATCTCGGCGACCGACGGGAACGCCCCCTCGAACCGCCAGGCACGGTCGTCCAGGTAGATGCCGGCTACCACCTTGCGGCCCGTCACCCGGATGGCCTCGGCCGCCTCGACGTCCAGGCCGTGCTGGACGAGCCATCGCCGCACCGCCCGACCGACAAGCGGCTCGGCCGTATCGTCGAGGTGGTCGTCGAGCGGCACGCACCTCGACGTCACGATCGAGATGGTGAAGTCGGCGGCCAACAGCATGCGGATGAAGTTGATGGCGCCGGGGATGGGCTCGCCGGTCAGCGCGTCGGCCGCCACCCACACGCCGTCCCAGCCGTGCAGGACGCCGTCGAGGTCGAGGGCGATCGACCGCTTCAGGATGTCGTCGGTCATGCCGCCCCCAGAAGCCGGGCGACCAATCGGTCGACCCACCGGACGACCGCGAGGGCGATGCGGTAGCGGAGCGGGTAGCGGGTCATCGGACGTCCTTCATCATGAGGGTCTCGGCGAGCCCCCCAAACCAGCCGAGCGTGCTGTTCGCGATGCACATGCGCGAGTAGTCGCAGACGAGCGGGACCTCCCCGCTCGACGCGTTCTGCCGGTTGGCCAACACCGACATCTTGAGGCGGTCGTCGACGGCATCCTGGTTGACCCGTGAGACACCGACCAACGCGTTGACCGCCTGGGGGATGCCGATCGACTTGCCAAAGTCGCTGGCGTCCAGGTGCTCCTTGTTGATCGCCTCCGCCTTGGCCTGCACGGCCGTCACGACGATGCGGGGCCGCAGACCTCCCCGCTTCGTGTCCTTGGCGTGCCGCTGGAGATCCCAGATGACCGTCTCCTGGTTGATCCGCTCCTCACGGTCGCGCCGATCCTTCGGGATGCCGATCAGGTTGGCGTAGTCCCAGATGGTCACGTCCGCCTCGAACCCCTCCTCCGCCTGAAGGACGTCGAGCTGGCCCTCCACGTCCGCGACGGTCGTGACCTTCGGGTCCGCCTGGATGATCTTGAGACGCACGTTCAGCCGACGGCACAAGTCCATCATGAAGGCGTCGGCCCGCTTCCACTCGTCCGGCTTGAGCAGCTCGGCACGGCCGCCAACGAGGTCGTTGTAGTCCAGCTCCATCAGCCGGGAGAAGTGGCGGTCGCGCGTCAACTCGTACTGGTTCTCGTAGACGATCTGGACGACGTTGTAGCCGTGCAGGAGGGCGGCGAGGGAGAAGTGGTTGAGGATGATGGACTTCCCGACCTTGAAGCTGCCCAGCACGGCCGTGACGGTCGCCTCGTGAAGCCGGAGAAACTTGTCGATCTGGGGGATACCGATCTGGAACTGCTTCTTGAGGCCCGGGTTGTCGCGCGTCCTCGCCCAATCGGCCTTGGCGGCTTCGTAGTCGCCCATGAGGTCGTGGACCTCGACGTCTTGCAGGATGGTGGCGGCCTCCCAGGTCGTCCGGGCGGCGGCATCGAGGGCGAGCCGCATCGAGCGGGTCCGCCGGTAGCCCGTCTGGGCCGCCTCGAAGCCGGTCGAGTACATCCGCCAGGCCATGTGCTCGCGGAAGTCCTGGACGGCCTGGTCGCCCCACGTGATCTCGATCGAGTACAGGACCCACAGGACCGTCCGCATGGCCTGGAGCTTGTCGGGGTCGTCGTACTCGCGGGCCAACATGATGTCGACATACTCCCAGGGGGGCGTGACGTCGTGCTCGTCGAGGTAGCGGGCGACGATCGGGACGAACCACTGGTACGCCGCGACCGACAGGTGGTCGGCCCGGATGCCTCGCAGGACCCGCGCGAGCCGCGGGTGCCACCTCTGCACGACCATCGCGAGGAACTGGCGCTCGGTGGCCGTCTGGGCGGACGTGTTCTCGATGTCCAGCGAGGGCGGGGGTGCCGACATCGCCGCCATCACCAACCCCCTCGGTTGCCACTCAGCGGACGACGGCGATCCCCGTTCGCCGACGAGACCTTCACGATCGACATGTTGGCCATCAGGGACTCGATGTGATCGCCGTGGCGCTGTCGGAACTGGTCGGGGGAATCGTGGCCGATCAGGATGGTGACGCCTCGACCATTCCGACGCTCCCGAAGCATCTGCTCCATCATCTCGCGGCCGCTCGCCGCCCGCCGCTCATCCCGGTTCTCCCGACCTAGCTCGTCGATGCAGAGCAGGTTGGCGGTCAAGATGTCGATCTCACGAGAGTCCCCTTCCGACCAGTTGGCCAGCACCTCGCGGAACCCATCCCGCCCCTTCCAGTGGGCCCGGTCGGCCACGTCGCCGGAGAGCATGTACCAGGCGAGGTAGTCGTTGTGGATGGCGGTTGCAAGGGAGGACCACTCGGCAGGGCCGTTCGGCACGGACGACCGGTAGAGCCAGCGGTAGAGGTGGCGGACGACGAGGTGGGCGAGCGTCGTCTTGCCAATCCCGATGTCCTCCCCCCAGATGTACATCCCCCGCCCCTCCCGCCACACCCGCTCGGGGCTGGTGAGGTAGCGGTCGAGGGGGCCGCGGTCGTCGACCAGGATGGTCTCGATGTCGTGACGGAAGAGGGTTGGGTCGAACCCGAAGTCGGCGTGGCGGTGCATGCAGGAGAACAGGATCAAGCACTCGCACTCACGCAGGGGATCGTTGGTGCCGTAGTGGAACTGGCAGCCCGTCTTCTCGTCGATGGCCGGGTAGCCCGACGGATTCTTGCACGCCCCCAGCAACTCCGCCTTCCACTCGAACTTGAGGGATGGGCTGATCTCGCGCTTCACAGCGTCTTCCTCCACGCGACTTCCTGGCCGTTCCACCGGCCGTCTTGGTCGACCGCTTCAGGGTTGCTGCCGAATTTCATGTACAGGTCCAGGGTGGGCGGGTCCCGGATGAGAGCCTGCCGGAACCACCAGTCCCGTAGGTCCCGCTCGCTCGCAAACAGCCGGCGGAACTCCGGGAAGTTGGCGGGCGTGACGATCAAGGCGGTCTCCTGACGGTGGTGGTACTCGGCCCGGAAGTAGTCGCCGTTGATCGCCCGATAGGAGAAGCGGTCGACCGACGTGACATCCGCGAACGTGCCGGTCAACCGGGGGCCGGAGCCGCGGTGCTGGTTGACCGAGTTGGCGAGGTGCTGGGCGTTGGGTCGGAACCCGGCCGCCACCCCCCTGGACAGATCGACGGAGTCGGGAATGCCGAGGAACCGGTGGAGCGGCTCGGTCGCGCGGGCGGTTGCATCGGCGAAGGGGTCGCGCGTCTTCTCGATCAAGTCCCAGACGCTCGGGTAGAGGGTGGCGCGGTCGCTCTGGCGGCGGAGCTGCTCGCCGTAGTCCGTCCAGTTGGCGTACCGGGCCCCCCAGTAGTCCTGGGCGCCGTACTGGTCGATCCGGTCGATCGACCCGATCAACCAACCGATCGACTTGCAGTAGGCGGCCGAGACGGTCGGGTCGTTGACGCCGCCCCGCCGGACCGCCCGCCCCCCGCCCTCGGGGAACACGCGGGCCGCGACCTCCAGGGCGCCCGGCTGGCCCGGCCGGCTCACCACCCGCCAGAGCTGCTCGGCCGCGAACCCCGTGACGATCGGGCGGACCAGCCAGTAGAGCGCGGACGACAGCGTTGCCGTCAGGCTGGTCAGCTCGCGGGCGTCCGCCACCCAGCAGGAGACCGCCGCCCAGAGGGCCGGGTCGTAGTCGCCGTCACGGATGTTGGTCAAGAATGCGGACACCTCCGTGAGGTCGTCGGGAAGGGCCGTCCCGAACCACAGGGGAGCACGAGAGGGATCTCCAGGTTCGAGCGTCCGGTAGATCACACGAGCGTTCAGGATGGCGACCGAGAGGATGCCGTCGAGGACAGTTCCCGGATGACTTGCCGATACCCTCGAAGACGAAGAGGGAGGCAGCGCTGTGCCGCCGCGCGATCCGCCTTCTATATTCAACCTCTTTCCGACCATTGATTCACTATCCCTCTTACTACCTTTAAGGCAAAACTCGATTTCTGAGTCATTCCCAGTACTTGGCGATCGAGAAGGGGGTAGTCCTGACCCCCTTAAGGGGGTAGTCCCTGACCCCTTAAGGGGGTAGTCCTGACCCCCTTGAGGGGG